ATTTGGGGGCATCCAGATTTTCGGCACCCCCTCCCCCCTATTAGCAATTTTATATCAGAAAAAGGCAAAAAAGATCAGTTTTTTGGTCTATTTGCGATTTTTATGAATATTACTGATATTCATCAATTTTTGGCATAGGGGGTTGGCTCTCAAAATATGACCCTGTATAGCTATTAGGGTAGTAGACTGGTACGAATAGTTAGCTATTACAATAGTAAACTACTATGAATGGTTGACTATTCAGTATACAGTAAGATCATAAGTAAGGTTTAACTACTAAAATATGACCCTATATAGAACTATTACAGTAGTAAACTACTATAAGTAGTTAGTTATTTAGTATACAGTAGGATCATGAATAGAGTTTCAGCTGCTGAAATATGACCCTATATAGAACTATTACAGTAGTAAACTACTATGGATAGTTAGCTATTCAGTATACTGATAGAACCATAAGGGGAGTTTTAACTGCTGAAATATGACCCATATAGAAGCCCTATATAGAGGCCTATATAGAAGCCCCATATAAGGCCGTTTTTAAGCATTAAAACTAGTCAAATATGACCCTTATATAGGTATAGTATCGGTATTATTCAAAATTTTTATTATGAATGATTTTTCAACTATTATAGGCCAAATATGACCTAAAATTTGAACGTAATTAAGCAGCGTTTTAATGTATTTTACATAAAATAGTCAAATACGACATAAAATTCGAATGTAATTAAGTAATGTTTTTAAAGCATTTTAGATAAAATAGTCAAATATGACCTAAAATTTGAATAAGGTCAAGTAATTTTCTAATTACAACTCTAATGCCAAATAGACAAATATGACCCTATCTTATAAGAGGTGCCCGTTACATTAAGTAGCGAGCACCCCTAAAATATGACCTACGTTACTGGTTTCCAATTTTTGTAATCAGATTCTTGTACTTTAACATAATTGCCGGTGATGTTGTAGCTAACAATTTCATCAATAGCATCATTAATGGCCCTAGTATACTGTGCAGGACTAATTTCATCAGATGTGGCAGCCACTCTTCCTAAATATGCACTTGTATAATAGCCTAACTTAATACTGCCATCGGGTTCTATATGCCACCCATGAAACCGATCCCATGTATCCCATTCATCATAGTGTGTAAAGGGATTGTATGGATTGTCTTTAGTAGTAAGCATGTAAACTGTATCCAAAATATGACCCCCTCACACTAATTCCGCAGGATTGTATTAACTGTAGTAGTACTAACACCAAGAGCATCTGCGATTTCAGCTTGAGTCTTACCAGACGCCTGCATAGCTTTAGCTCTAGATATGACATTAGGATTGACAGTACGAGTAGTTTTAGGCATAGCAAGCTCATGAACACGATCGCTATCAGCAGTAGCCAATAATGCTTCTAAGCGAGTCTTATGTATTGCTCCAGCTTGAATAGCTTCCCACTCCTTATCAGTAATGTCGAAATCACGTTTCTTAGCACCAGTACGTTCTCTAGCTTCTCTAAGAGCTTGTTGCTGAACTTTCTTCAAATGATCTTTGTCATCCTTAAGTTCCGGATTAGCTCTTATTTTAGCTTTTACCACAGTTTCTGCAATAAGCTGTGCTTGACGCTCTAGTGGTTTATTGCGTTGAGCAAGTTTGTACTTTCCATCCAAAGAAGCAACCTCTTTGGCATAAGCTTTTCTAGCAGATGCAGAATATGGCACAGATTCCGAAGAAAGAGCTTCTTTTCGGGCTTGATTAGCAAGACTTTTAAGCTTATTGGCATGGGCAGCATATATGTTCTCCATAACGGTGCCAGAAGACAAATCATTGGCATCTTTTGCTTCGAACATTTTGGTAGTTACTGTAGTATTAGCAACATCTTTACCAGTTTTTCTATCTTTATGCGTTTTGCCAGTAGGAATATAACGCCGTTCACCAGTGCGCTTATCAGGCGATATTTCCTTGCGTTCAGGAACTCTAGTCTCACTTTTAGCTTTGGAAATCAACGTCGATGCGCCAGCATTAGCACCACCCTGATACTTTTTCTTAAGCTCAGATATGCCATTTTCTCTAGCAGAACGTCGCCAATCCAAATTATGCTTTTCAGCATCTATTACAACCATAGAATGTCTAACCGCTCTAGCAAGTTCTTCGTCATCAGCACCTTTTAAAGTCATATCCGTAATTAGATTGGAAACTTTACCCATTTCCATCTGTTTATTAAAGCCATTTTTCTTGGATGTTTCAGGCATTCCAGGATATGCACGATATGCATCTTTTGGTTCGAAATCCTTAAGTCCTTTAAGAGGACCTTGTGCTTTAAGATTGGTACCTTTAGTAGGAATAACAAGAACGGTATCGCCGTCAAAATCTGCTCCAGATAATATGGCCGCAGTTTTAGCATTAATACCAACAGCATCTGGTGAATTTTTTCCTATAACTTTAGCAGCTTCTTTAGAATTGTTGTTCACCGTAAGAAGAGGGATCTCAAAGCGGCCCGCATGAGGATGTCGAACAAGAGCTACTTGCTCGCCGTTTCTGTAATTTGGAGCAAATATCTCATTCTCTTTAATACCTGGCACTGGTAATATGACATGACTAGACTGTCTAGGCAAAGCAGCAGCCTTTAAATGAACAGCTGCAGAATCGCATTCATCAGCAAATTCAAGTAATAGCTTCTTTTTTACAGTTGGGTTAGTCAATGAGGATATGTCATCAAATTCGGCTTGACGTGCATCAGAAGCAATTTTAAGCTGACGTTTTGCCATAGCTGGCGTTTGCTTAGATAAGAACTGACTCGATAATGTGGGCGCCCAAGTTTCCCAATCGCCTTCTTCATTAACGACATTAATTGCCGATAATTTCTTTTTGCCGTTCTTATCTACATAATATCTTTGTGCAAGTTTTAGACTGGTACTCGTGTCGCCTTCAGTCTTTATAGTGGCACCAAACGGATTATCCCAATCAATTTCACCAGTTTCTTTGTTTCGTTTCATTTCTTTTAAAACGGTATTGTCTTTAGTCCCCATCATAGGAGTATCTCGATGTTTATTCGTATTAAATATGACATCTACTCCATCTGGCATGTTATCGCCATAAACTGCCATGCCCTTTAAATAATGAGTATCGCCAACATTAATACGAACCTGTGCGTAATTAGCTTTTCCCAAGGATATGTCATCGACACCTCTACGAAGCTCGATTACACCATCTTTCTCAATACCCTTTCCGCCATCAGGACCAACATCATCCGCATACCGAATCATAACACGCTTTGGATCAATGCCAACAGGTTTTTCAAGTCCAAGCATCGATCTGCCAGTGCTACTGGTTGGATCATATGGTGCATTAACTAACCGAATATCGCCCTTGTTGTTAGCGACCTCTACCCATGGAGTACCGGGAGGGCACAATACTTGAACGGTCGTGTTTTTACCTGTGCCAGCTTGTTGCACCTTAACGTTATGGATTTCGTAACCCTCGTTATGAAGCTGAGCCACAGCATTTTTTAGCACATATTGCGTAGTGCCAATATACTCTTCTGATCCACGACCGATGTCAATATAACCCCCATGCTCTTCAAGCTCTCGCTTAAGCAATTCAGCAGTATCAGCAGAACGATTTGCTCGATCTTGAATATCTTCCTTAAGCAGATTTCGTACTTGCGATTCATTAATACCCATACGACGAGCAGCTGCTGACTGAGAATATCCTTTAGCTATAAGCCGTTTAGCTTCAGCAACATCTTCTGCTCTATTTTCAGCACGAGCTTGAGACATAGCAGCCACTAATTCGTTCTTAGTCATTCCCATGCCACGTGCAATTTCAGCATCACTCATTCCTTGATGCCTAAGATCTAGAACATATGACCTAAAATTAGCATTACGCTGATAAGGATTATCGCCAGAACCCCATGGATACCTGCCAGAATGACGAGGAGTACCATAATGCATCAAATATGACGCATACTCACGTTCGTCTACATCCATGCATTTTCCTCCTCTTCTCGAAGTTCATTCAGAATCATGTCGAAACTGCGAATCTGTTGCATAACTTGTAAAATATCTGTTGTTTCAGGAATCTCAATTTCGACGTCATCTGACTGATAAATACGAAGTTCTATGTCCATTTGGTGAGGATCCATAGCATACTCTAAACAAAACAATGCTGTATAAATATACAACTGTTTCATAGATGCCGGGGTTACTCCGGTCTTAAGATCGTGAATTCTGAGTTTCTTGTCACGTTCTTTATAGGATATAGCATCAGCAGTTCCAAAACAATTATTGGAATAATATAAAATTTGCTCAGATTGCATTCGATAGCCAATAGCATCATTAACAAACAAATTAAGCGTTTGATGAGTATCAGGAAGCTTAACGCCTAACTTAATAAGTTGACTAGCAAGCTCATGCAATTGAGTTCCTCTATATCGAGCTTGATTGCTCAAATATGACTCTCTTAACTTTTCAGCATCATAACCGAGCCAAGAATATTTGCTTGCTCCTAAAAATGCGTGTTTACCTTCCAAGTCGAAATGCTTGTTGAAGTTCATCTAAGACCTCTTCCTTATTGTCAGGAGATATGAAACTGGCGTAAGACATCTTACCAAATTTCTCAATATAATAATCCTGATTCGGTCGATGACTGGCTGTTGAACTTCGCTTACATTCTAGCATAGCCCATTTGTCATTAAACAAAATTAACAAATCGGGAATGCCTTGATAGTAAGAGCTATCGTTCTTTAAAACCATACAACCCGGAAATATCTTTTTTAACTCTTTAATAAGATTAGACTGAAAAGCATTTTCTTTTTTCATTACTGTACTTTCAAGTGCGAAAAAAATAAGCAAGGCATAATGTACAAAAATATAGAAAGAGTAAGATCCCAAAAAATCTTACTCCTCCTATATAAGTGTAAGTTTTTTCTGCGCGGACATTATGTCCGCACAAATGCTGACTCATTAAAATTTTTCTTACTTTGCAGTGCCAATAATATAGCCGAATCGATGGATGATTTAGATAATAAACGATAATAATACAAATGCGTATACGGCGTATTAATTCTATCTATTCTACCAGAAGCCTGTTCCATAATCTTATACGAGTAGTTCAATGAGTAAAATATAACCGTATCAGTTTGCGTACAATTCCAACCTTCTGCTCCAGCTCCATACTGGACTAAGTAAATCCACTTATTACTTTTAGGAATTAGTTCATGCTTGTGCCCATTCCATTCAGCAACCGAATAGTCTTTTAATTTAGAATATCTTTTCGGTATTTCTCTTAACAAATCTAATTCGCTATTAAGATTGTAAAATATAACCGCTTTTTCATGTTTCTCTAATAGTTCTGCCAATTTGTCTATTCGACTTTCATCATTGTTAACGATTCGTCTTAGAATATGACACAATTGCCCAGCATCGCGAATTGGCTCTTCATCAAATGGATTCCATCGATTCTTAAAAGCTAAGTCGTAAATATCTTTTTGATAGCCAACTTGAACATCTACTACATGACGTATGGTATGACGATGATCTCGCATAGTAACAAGAATTCGTTTTCTATACCTTTCCAATACTTCGGTTTCAACATATCTAACAATTTTGGGGTATTTGGCAAAGCGATCAAATATGGCATGCCTACGAATAAACTCTGTACGATTTTTGTAAAAGCCGTTAGCTACAAATACGGGAATATAATCAGACCATGTATCACCAGGAGTAGCACTTAACAAAATCCAGTCATTGGTTTTGGCTATTTTAATAAATGCCCTAACCCATGCTCCTGATCCAACTACTCGTTGCTCATCAAATATGAAAAAGGCATTTTTCACATCTGTATACTTAGTAATGTTGTTCCATGAGTCTACTTGTACAAATATCTTTCCTATACTAAAAGCAGGATCGCTCGACAGTCCAAACTTTCGATACTCATCGGCCCATTCCAATGTATCTCTTTTACGTGCAGTAGTAATAATATACAACGAACGAGGCTTTAATGGCATCGATAGCTTTTTGTAATCACCGCCACAAACTTTATTGTAAAAATATGCCAATGCAGTGATAGACTTGCCAGAACCGACCCCACCGACTAAGATGGAGCCGGTTCTAAGCTTGTCTAAAGCATCCTGCTGTTCAGGACGCAACTCGATCATTTGCTACTCAGACTCAATCTCTGGAATATCATAGTACTTCGAGACAAACGGATCCTCTACAACCGTTGCATAGATCGCCTGCAAATATGCATTAACGCCAGTCTCACCATTAGGACGACGCCAACGATTAGGCCTAATGACAATATCAACATTGCTGTACTCATAATCGTCAAGAAGGCCAATAGTCTGCTCGGTAAGATTACGCTTAACCTGAGAATTAATAAGCATAGCAATAGGGGCACGATACTTGTAGCCAATATTAACCTTAATATAACTCACAGGCTCGTACCCGTCACGAGGCTTGGTGGTCTTAACATTCATACCATAGTCAAGTGCCTGCTGAAGAGCATCGCCCTCCAATATGACATTAAAGTTTCTCTCGCCCTCATTATTGTAAGGACCAGCAGCACCCTTAAAATTGGTATAGAAAATAAACTTGGCATTGGAAATGTTAATAGATGCAAAATTCTCACGAGGCATAGTAATTCTCCTTAATACTCTACAAATATCTTTCTAATAGGCCTCAGAGCTTATAAGAGGCCATTTACGCCTGCGTTATCGGTATAATCGATAAGAAACCCAATACTACTTTTATGACACCTTAAAACTCCTTACATTCTTAGTAATACGTCAGAAATATCAAAGCCTAGATCGCATAGGCTATGATCGGCTACATAATGCGGGCAATCTTTACAACTAGTAATCAGCAAATCACCGCATGGCATGGCCCATGGAATATCTTTTCCGTCAGTAGCAAAACTATAAAAGTCACCATACTTTGAGATGTCTGTTATAGCATCGTCAACTAACTTGTCGAAATATGACCTATCTACATGTTTCTCTAGATCGGTATCACGAACTGTTTCGGCCTCTAAGAATCGATAACCCTTCGTTCCAGAAGCAGCCGACAATCGTCCGTCGCTCTCAGCTCGAAGTAATATGCCCCCGCCATAGCCAGACTCTATAGGACAGAATGAACCAGCTCGTCCAATAAATACTGGCATAGAGTTACCTTCAGGTAATTGCTCGTTCATGTCCAAATAGAATGCCGATTTGCAAGTCATGGTTATACACATGTCATCGAAAGTTATCGGCTCATGCGAAAATATCTTTTTAAAGACATAAGGCTCTTGGAATTGCTTACCAGTAGCAGTCCATTTGCCAGGTGCTTGGGGAGATGTTACAGTTTGCTTGCCAATAAATACCGCATTATTCACCAAACAAAGTTTTTCCCATTCGGCTTCAACTTCAAAAGTGTATCCGTATTTTTTCCCAAACTCGTAAACGAATTGCTCAATATCGGGTGTAGGATCTGCAATCTTTATCGAATCGGTTTTAATATGCACTACTGTAAAGCCACGACTTTCGACTTCATCCTGAAGTGTGCGCATAAATAATGCTCCGCGAAGCGCAACAATATTATTCTTATTACGCCTATCTCGGAATGGATTATCGAAAGTAGCTGAAGTTAATCCATACACTGAATTGATAGCAGTCTTTAATGCATTCGACAAATCTTTAGCCTCATTTTTATTATTCAAATATGGCCTAAGTTTGCCATCAAATAGCTTTGCAACCGAATCATAATCGCCATGCTTAATGAACAAACGAATGTTTACGAGATCCTCAAATCGATCTGTATACTCGCCCAAATATCTTTCTTCAATGATCGAACGCGGATGCATAGAAGCGACGTCGAATGTCTTACAATATCCATACATTCCAGGATTAGCATAAACCCAACCGCCACGACCAACATCATCGCCGCGATACATGTTCTTGCCTGACTTATACTGATAGCCAGGGAATTCCTCAGCAAGATCGTACCAATTAAGTTTAGGCTTTTTCTCTTTCCCAAATATAATTCTGGTTGTTAACGAATTTGTGCTATCGTTAACAGTCATTCCAGCAATATCCGCTAGAATTTCGCGAGCTCTAAAATCACCGCTTAAGTGGTTGAATACGGCTTCGGTAGATATGACATCATTGTCGCAATACTCGGCAACCAAACTCCACTGCTCTTCTGGAACTGGTTGATCCCAAGGCAATCCCAGCTCCTGATGATGCAAGCCAAGTTCAATTTCCCACTTCTTCAAAGACTTTTTATGTCCAGCAGAAGCGAAATCGTATACATCAGTATATGACAAATTGTATGCTTCACTAAAAGTGGCATTAACATTTCGATCATTACTAACAATTTTTTGACTTAAAATATAAAGTTCTTCATTATTGTATCCGATGTATCGAGCATACAAAATATGATTGTCATACCGACGGTTGTTAAAGCCTACAAGCTTGTAATTAAATAGCTCTCCAACTTCTTCTGGAGTAGGATTAACCATCCTAACACATTCGCTAGAACCAGCAAATTTCCAATTTATCAGAAAAAGATTTGGGAAAACCTCTACGTCAAAGAAAACCAAACGATCGTCAGCATACTTGCCGTTTCCACCGGAACTAGGCTCTTCTGACTTATATGGCATTTCACTAGCAAGCTTCATGCAATACTCTGCCTGATGTGTACTGTTCATAGCAAATATCATTATTGCTTGCTTCATGTCAGACACATCATATGAGAGACCGGATTCTTTCGCTTCGACAAGCAAATGATTAATAAAATCTACCGACGGCTTAGTTGCGCCGAACTCTTTTTCTAAACATCTGCTAATCAACTCGCGAAGTTTTCGTTCACTTTTAACAGCTTCGTGATTGATCACTCGTTTCTCCTCTCTTAATGGCAAACCACTTGAAATCGTTCGAATTGGAATTTTGTTACATTTGGTAAGCTGTCTTCTCAAAGAACTATTACCTTTAAACACCTTAATTTCTATATCATCAGAATATATGGATTTTAAAAGATTTACATCACCACCATAAATATAATGAAGATGTAACCCTGCGCCACTTTTACTAAACTCAGCATAAGTAGGAGGCCAATGTGAAGCTGCTTCAAGATTTAATTTTGCCGATTTTTCGCCTGTTTCTGGATCTTTCAAGTCAAAATCAATCACAATATAATTGTCCGGCATAAGCACATAATGTAGAAAATGAGTATTAAGCATTTTTAATGTGCCCTTAACATTTTCCCATTTTATAAACGGCGTTCCCGTTTCATTAGCGTACTGTGCCGGACAATCTCTAAGCTCATCATCCAATATAGAATCTAAAGCTGCTTCTTCGCTCAATTGCAACCATGGTGGGGCTTCAAAGTCAAATATATCACCATCATCAGCAATCATTGTAATATCTTTTTTGCCGTCGACCTTCCATGACAAAAAGCCTCTGTAATAATTCTTAATTCTGGTACCATCTTTAAGTTTTGTATCGGGTATGAATTTGTCAAAATATTCTCGAAGCTCTTGCTTAAATCTATGCTTAGGCATCAAATATTGCAAACCGGATTCTTCGCTATACTCTTTGTACATAGACCATGCTCGTTTAAGACTTACGCCATCTTCTTGCTTAAACGTAAAATATGACTCTTCTACAAAGTTGAAGAAAATATCAGTTCGCTCCATCATGTCGATAGATCGATAGGCATCATAATAATGAAGCCCCAATTTCTTATACACATTTAAACAATGCTGTGCAATAGACCCAAGTTCGAAATTAATCTGTTCAATAAGTTTAACATACCTATTGCTAGGAATTTTCAAACCAGATGGATTAATATCAACCAGTCGTCTAATTATTCCAGACTTTGAATCGGTTATCTGAACAGGACTATTGGTTGCCAAGAATATCAATGCATTGATCTTTACATTGTATGCTGCCTTATACAATTCTCGAACTGGAATCGTCTCGTGAGATATAATAGAATTGAGTCGAGTATTATTCTCAATCTTGCTTAGATCACTATCATACTCGAGGGCTACCAATGGATTATCTCTAAAAGCTGCAGTACTAAATTCGGACGTTCTATTTCCCAAAGCTTTAGATTCAATAATACCATAATATCCCTTGAATAGTTTTGCAATAATATCAAGAATCGTTCCCTTGCCAGATCCTGGCGCACCATAAAGTACAAAGAATTTACTAATTCTTTTAGAATCTCCGGAAACAACAGAACCTATTGCCCATTCGATTTTCTCACGTTCTTCATCAGAATATAATGTCCCAACAAGTTCATCCCATGCAGAATGATCGCCATCTTCAAGGCAATATGGCAATCGCTTACTAACATAGTCTTCTTTTTTACATACTTGATTTTGGAACGTAAGCGTCTGATCTAGAGGCACATAATTATCAACACTTTCCTTTAAATATTTCTTGTACTTACTCCAACTGTTCGAACTGAAGTTAGCCATGTATTGAACAGATATGACCCCTTCGAATTCATCTTGCTGTTTTTGAGCATACTCATACAATTCAGAGTCGACAATCTTCTGAACCATGGTCTCATCAGTAGACCACATACCAGTACTCTTATCAAATATAGCATAGAAAGCATGTCCACGAACCATGAAATCATCATGATTGCCGACTATAAAATCGGGGTAAATTTCAATCCCCCTTTTTGTATTGCGTGCTCGAATCGCGAAAAAATCCAAATACTCACCTCCTTTCGATAGTTTTAAAGCTCTCTTGAAAAAATCCCCCAATTTTTTTGGGGGATAAAAAATTTTTGGGGGACAATTTGGGGGATGAAAAACCGCAGGTAGATGGCTATTTTTTTCCTAAATCCCCCAAAATCCCTTTTTTTTCTTAATTTATTAAAAGTTATTATTACATTTGAAACACAATATAAAAAAAGTTGAAAACATAAAAAAAATGGGAAAAAGGGGAATTTTTTGGGGGACAAGGTCTTTTGAAGCATACTTTTCCATCAATCAATCTGAAAATATCTACTCAAATACGCATGCATTTGATACCAAATCTCCATATGTTGCCAACCATTTACATAAAACCAACCGCCAGGACGACCCCTATGACCATGTCCATCCATGATTCCGCAAACAATTCTCTCGACAAATTCATCGCATCGAATCCGTCTCGACCATGTTTCATCGTCTAAAATATCAAAGGACACGTTGGCCATAATCTCCCAGAACCATCGGCTAACACTATTGTACAAACCCATGTCCTGCATTAAATCATACATGCGCATCGACAAAGCAACCAGCATTTCAAGGACTCGGCATTCTCCAAATATAGCATCAACATTCGGAGTATAAAACTCTCCTTCTCCAGCCTTTTTCGCTAAAATTGAATTATACCGAGTCCTTAATTCAAGTCCCTCAGCCGCTCGGTCATCATCGTTTCCGAGTAATGGCCTAAACGGAATATCCCACAATTTCCTTATCAACTTTTTATAAGAAGGACGTCGTTCATCATCAATGGTTTCATCAATAGTAAACGACTCTAACCATTCGACATAAGAGTTATTATCGAAATATGGCACATTAACTTTGTAACTTTCATCAAGAACTGCCATCCCTACCACCACCATTATTTCGGCGGCTTTGACGTTCATCAAACATGCCAAGAACAGTCTCGGAATAACAACCCATATCAAGAACTAGCTCATAATCAATGCAAGTCTTTAAGTTGTGCACAAATATAACTCCATCATCTGCTCCTGGTCCGCCTTCCACTAATCTCTCGATAGCAACCTCGCCGACAACATCTTCCGGATTAGGAATGATCTGCTCGCCATCATCGCACAAGGTTTCATCGCCTTGATACCACACAAGCGTTGTGAAATCATTTGGATTATCGTCAAGATATATCTCAATATGATCTTCAACTCGCTCTAGTGTGTATTCATCATGAATATCAATTTCTCCTGGTGGATACTCATCTACCGAATCATCAGATGGCCCATCATCCCACTCGTCCATTTGGCGAGCCTTTCTTTCATATTGGCTATAGCTATCCTTGGTATCAGTCTTCGAACTAACTGCATGGAGAATATCAGTCATGTTTTGCTCATTCTCCATACTATCAGATCCGAACATCTTAGAATATCTTGTACCTAAGTTCGCGTAGCCTTCTTCCCGCATCTTATCAAATTCTTGACGGCGCTTAGAGCGCTTCGAAGAGTTGGACGCCCTACTTCGTCTCTCTTTGTCCTGAATATGTCCTTCAGAGCTTTTGTAGTAGTCGAGAATCTGAGCTTGATTGGATTGGAATTCTTTGTGATCTTCTTCTCCACCGTCACCGTTACTTGCTCCGGCGAGTTCTGCTCCACGTCGTCCTCCGGTGTCTCGACCATTCCGAATATCATTCGAATTTTTCGAGTCACCCTGTGAATGAAGTCCACTAGTTTCTGAGCCATCTTCTTGATCATCTGAAATATCATTATCTCCCTCTGGAATAAATTCCTCAATTTCTCCAACTGCTCTATCAAATTCATATGATAGCACAAATGACGATGCAAACACCCCAATTCCGGCGCCGATTAACAAACATCCAGCTTTCGCAAGACCATTAATCACAGTAACCACCTCCTTCAAAGGTGTAAAGCCATGGGTAGTCTAGTACATCTTGTTCGAATATACCACTACCCACAGCTTTTAAACCATCTCGATCTCAAATAAGGTCGTAAATTACACCATCAACATTGAAATCGAGCCAGATGCAGGGATTATAACCGTTGATGAAATCCGCCTTTTCCTCGCCCTTGTAAAGAAGATCATAGATTCCAAAATCGACATGATTATCGCCATTGTGCTCTGGATTGTCGGGATCATAAACCCAACCGACAATCTGACCCTCGGATGTGCGAGGAAATCCGAGCATCTGATATACATCATTCAGGAACAAATATCCATCTGCCTGAAGCTTCTCATTTGCGAAATTCTCCTGAGAACGAAGATAGAAAAGATTCGTAGCCGGATTGGGAGACCAACTCGAGTTCGTCGCCTCAAATATCCGTGCATAAGGAGAATGATTCTCGCTAGTGTCATGAATTACAGAAGCGTTCTTAACCTCCTCGACAGTGCCATCCTCCTTCACGACAGAAATATCAGTCGTCTCGGCACCTGCTGCAAGAAGCTTCTCCTTCTCCTCGCCAAACTCGTCAGCAATATGCTTACGATACCTATTATAGGAGCTGAGAAGGTTCGTGTATGCAAGAGTAAGAGCTGCGTTACGACCGCGAAGAATCTTGTGTGCTCCAAATATCAGGGTGAAACCGACAACACCGCCAATGATTGACGGACCGTAGGTCTTAGTAAGCTCCCAACCCGTCTTAATATAAACGTTACGGCGATCCTTCTTAGCGTCCTCAGGGGAATATGACGCCTCGTCACAAGTCTCAAGCGCCTTGCTAACCTCATCAAGATCTGCATTAGCCTTCTCAAGAACTTCATGAGCCTTAAGTGTCTGCTTGCATGCCATCACAGCACTGCCCACCACAAGAACTGTTCCGGTCACAATCATAATCTCGGGAGCATGCTTCTTAGCTTTAAGTGCAATCTTTGCCATGCTTGATGGAACCTTTACATGCTTAATGATAGATGCCATACCCATTATTATCTCCTTTTCGAAAAATATAATTGTAAGTTTTATAGTTAGTCATCGAGAACAACTGTTGGCGGAAGAATTATCATGAACCCATCTCGCACAGGCTTAATGCCCGCACCACGAAGTGACGTCCAACCGTATCGATTATCCGTCCACTCTCCAGTTACTCCAACAATATCATAGAAATTAGCCACAGATGCCTGACCATACTTCATGATGATACTATTAAGTTCGTTTAGCGCATTATTCGCTTGCGCTCGAGTATCCAGAATAATATCATCTGGATCATAGGGCACATCGCGATATGACCCATTTCGACTACCATTGCCAGTTGTTTTATTATTGTAGTACTTATCGTAACTTGTCTGACCCTTACGTGCTCGAGGAGATGCCGCATACCTTCCCATAGGTGCGCCATTACCTCCGAACAACATGATATCGAGCATGTCGGTAAGCGTATCAAATATCAATGTCTTTACGCCAGGAATAATGATTTCGCCAAGCGTCTTCTCTCTGGCAGTCTCGACACTGTCTTCGATAATATAACGCGTAAATTTCTTAAGCATCGACTGCTTTCGAACTTTGCCTTTAGCAACTTGCTTAACCTTCGGCTTTGCCTCAGATACTGCTTTAGTAAGAGCTTCTCCTACCTCATCTCGTTGCTTAAAAGAGTTTCCTTGATACTGTTTTCGCATTTCGTCACCAGACGGAACACTCCGAGTTGCCATAAAAACTCCTCTCTTATCGCACCCGCTTTAAAATATCAACTAAATTCTTTCGCCATTCAGGAGAGTCATCAGGTCCAAAGAGCTGATTGAAGTTACACTGAAAATATGCGCATAGATCGAGCGCGATAGTGAGAGTTACTTCTTGATCTTTAATGCACCTACGAATTGTTCGCTCCGTCGTAGAACAAAGATCTCCAAGTTGACGTATCGACAATCCCTTACTTTTAATGAATGCTTTGAAAATATCAGGATCTAAATGCCGCTTAACTACTGCTCGATTTCCCAACTTCTTTTCCTTTCTCCATTCTATGGGAAAAATATAAATAGTGGCAAAAAGAAAGGAGCCGTTTTTCAACAGCTCCAATTCTTTTTACTTCTTGGCAGAAGTCTTTACAACCGTAGGCTTCTCTTCTTCAACTGTCTTGACCTCTTCCTTGGTCAGCAATCCGCTCGCCATCAGTTTCGCCATTATAGCGGCCTCTCTTGCATCCTCCATCTCGGATTGGATTGCCTTAGAGCCCGTCACTCCGATAGTGAACGAACCAAGCCCAACCGCACTCCTACGAACTACCTCTTCCATGGTAGTCGCAGCAGCCGGAAGGATCTGGTTCAAATACCAACCGGAGCTGATGCCCAATGCAATGCCTCCGAGCGAGGACACAATTTCGATAACTGTATCCGACGCTGACGGCGTGTCTTGCTCGATAATCAGCTTCCTTGCCATTACAATCTCCTTTCGTAAAGAGAACCTTATGTTCTCTGCCTATTATAGAGATAGTAATTTTTGCGAAGAATATCAATGAAAAAGAAAAGGCGGTGTATTTCAACCGCCTTATTAAAGCTTGATAACGCAATTATTACTTTGTGAAAATATCTTTAAATGTGCTAGAATAATAAGTTACATGTTCGTCAACAGCCTTCTGTGCACACTTGTCAACCATCTGCATCGTGACCAATCCGAGCCCAGCAATACCAAACCTACGGATTATCTTCCAAAATATCCCGTTAGCTATGGTGCTGCTCTCCAGATATGCCGTGATAAACAGCATTGCCGATATGCCTAAAGTGGCTCCAACGATTTCCTTAAATTCATCTTTTGTCAACACTTTTTGATCTTCCATTGCTTTCCTCCTTAATAGGATTACGCTACCTATTTAAGGGAAAGTAAAAACTGCGAAGAATATCAATGAAAAAAGAAAACATGGGCAAGTTTTTAACTCACCCATGCTATCCATAAGATTTACTAGAATATAATTATTCTAATTAGAATATTATTCATTCCAGTAGTTTAGTCCTCTTCACACTTCACTAAGCCACGCACTTGACGGATGAACATCCATATCCATAGTACCAATAGGCTGTCCATTATCATCGAGTGCTCCACCGATCACAAGCACCACATCCTTATTGCGATCTTTCTGCCAACCAATATCGTTTCCGATTGGAATATCACGCAATCCAAGTATTGCGTAAATATCATTGATCGATACGAAACCATTCTTGTTGAGCATCTTTTGAGCTTCTAGCTCTGCTCTACGAATTTGATCGGCATTGCTGTAGAAATATCTATCGCTAACCACATCATACCATAGACTTAGGTCTACGACATTTCGCATAGCTGGCGTATCGGCATTTGCCACAGCTTCGGGATTAGGCGGATTATTGTTTACCTTTTCCTGAATGATCTCATCAGAAATCTCCTGAGCCTTCTTAACTCCAACAACTTCCTTAGCCTTCTCCTTATACTCTTTCAGTGCAGTCTCGCTCATAAGATATGCACCAGCAAGAGAAGCAATACGTTTCTTATTGATATGATTTGATCCGAAAATGCACACGAGACTGGCAGTTGTCATGATAGCCGTAGGACCATATGCTTTCGCATAGATCCATACCTTGTCTGCCTTACTAAGAGGCGACTTAACTACATCAAGCTTATCTTCTGAAATATCAAGCTTCTTAACAATAGCCGTCTCCTGATAGCCTTTCTTTGCAAGTTCCTTGCACTCAGAATATAATTCATAGTCATCGCCTTTTGCTTCTCGCTCAGCATCTTCAATAGCCTGCTTAGCTTTAAGCGCGGCGTCCGAACTCATACACACTGCGGCAATAGTACCAATACCTCCCATCACCGCAAGTATTGTTGGTGCGTTTTTCACTAATACCTTTTGAATCTTTAGGATAGCTCCTGCTTTCATTTAGTTTCCTTTCCTAATTTTTGTCGTACAAAAATATAAGTATTACTTTTCCATGTGATCCCTTTCTGTTGAGATTTAATACTCCCATTTAAGGAGCTGGAAAAGTTGCGAGATTAGTTTGGATAATATCGAATAACGCGTACGCCTGGATTAAGTTTCTCTCGAATTTCCATGTAATAAATATCATTAGAAGTAACTCGTTCACCAAACAACGTAGACGCATCATGCTTTACCGGATTAGATTCATAAGTCCAATCGTCAAATAATTCAGCTTGTTGATCTCCATATGAAAATATACGACCGGCCTCTCCTCGATTACCAGTTACTGTTATAGTTCCACTTTTCTTTAAAGGAACGTTTTCACAAATCCATAACTCATCTGTTATACCGGAATCTGGAACTGCTTTTGCATTTGGCTTGTATACAGTATGCTTCGAAATATCATTTGGCTCGTATACAGAAAAAGTTTGGCCATCCACATTTTGCGACAGTCCTGCTAAACATTTATCGATGCTTGGAGCAAATGAAATTCTTGGAGTATTAGAATCCTCATAGCCGTTTCTTGTAAAGAAATTATCAGGCACTCTGGGATCTAACTCAGTTAATGAATCATTACTCGAAATGAAATATGCATGGCCGGAATAATTAGGCAACATTTCAGTATTCTCAGGTGGTATGCCAAGTTTTTTCATTGCCTCTTTTTTGCCGTAAATATAATTACTCCCATAAGGGTCTTTTATAAAACCAGCTTTTCTGGCAAGTGCTATAGAGGCTTTGTTATCCTTATCGACAGGCCACCACATAGAATCATACTCATCTTGATTATTAAACCAAGTTTTCATGTCGTCGACCAACCGAGTACCAGTTCCTTTGCCTTTAGATATGACTCCTATCCCGATTTCAACTCCACGAGTTCCATCGACGTTGTCTTCGCTGGAAATTTTTTCAGCAATAATGAATCCATCATCAGCTAATCCATTATAGGCTACTTGCTTTTTGTATTCATGATAGCTCGAAAAATATCCGTCACCGTCATTAGTATCGGGGTCGATTAAACGTCTATCTGATAACGGCATCGACTTATAAATATCATTAAGTTTTTCGTAAGACTTTTTAGAAATTCGCTGATGACTGTTCAATGGGTATGGAGGGCCATTCCGTACGCCCCATTGCTGACCTTTAATTCCATGATGAGAAATATCAGTGTCATCATCAACTTCAGCAGCTCGAAGCTCGCCTAAAGCCCTGAAAATTTTTTCACCGAATATCATTCTGTATCCGCATCATACTCACCAGGCTCGAGAGCATCAGGATCGTCTTCATCATCCTCGACGTCCTCAATCTCCTCAGCCTCACCCTCTAAGTCGTAAATATCATCATGCTCGAAGCCGAGCGCATCCTCTTCATACTCCTCGCTGAGAATGTTATTGATTCTAGCAGCTTCATTACGATCTACTGTATAATCGTTAACTTCCTCATCATCGTCGGAATATGACATACTCATATCGACATACGGAATATTATACAACGAACACATCATATGCTCAACAATGCATCCTCTAGCAAAACGCCAATCACTATCAAATACAGCAAGATCGGCTTCAGCGAGAGCGCTAATAGACTTACCTAAATACCATGCTCCACAAGATCCGGGATCATTCAGAATATCAATGGGCGGCTCATCAGTCCAAACGGTATCTATCAGTTCGAACTGTTCGCCCATCTCTGCAGATACAATCTGGCAGATTGCATGCATGTCAGAACGAATATCATCAATTTCTCGGCCATTCATTGGTAGGCTAACAAATAACTTAGGCAATGTTTTCTCCTAACAAAAATATAAATAGTAATAAAAAAGTAAAAAAGTAAGGAGCCTTATTCAGACTCCTTACTTTCTGACCGACATTAACAAATATCAGTTTACTCGGTATCACTCTCAATAGTATCGGACTCGATCGTCTCGACAACCTCAGAACTATCCAGTACCTCGGCCTGATCAGAAATATCAATCATGTCATCATCACTATCCTGAGCAGCAGACAACGCCAATGCGCTGCTGCCGAACAGCATAAGCAACGAAGCTGCGAACTTCATCTTCTGCTCAGTCTTCATGCCAAATATAAAGTTCTTAATCCTGCCCAGTGCATTCTTGACCGTATCCATTCCTATCTCCTTTCAAGAGTTTTTCTGACCATTGCTGGTCCGGTCAACTAATAAAGAGTAAATTTTGCGAAAATATCAATGTTAATAGTCAATCAATTTCATTACCATCCTTATCTAAAATTTTCTTTCCTTGAATTTTTGCTCCGCAATGCGGACAAAACTTTTCAAAAAGGCCCAATGAGTTATTGCAATTAGAACATATGCAACTTCCTACAACATTATCTTCATCATACATGTGTACAATCGCATAGCAATAGACTCGTTTAAAATATAATTCTTCTGTCTTTTGTTCATCGACAGTTGTAATTAGTCTGTGTAAAACTATCTTTTCCGGGAACGGGCCTTTTAAAAAATTAAAAGTAAGTTCGTTGTCATCCATTATTTAACGCCTTTATAGATTCGTACTTTCGTGCTTCTGCACCGTCGATAATAGTCATTACAGAATTATACTCAGACGTGGTTAACAACTTTTCTTCATGCATTCGTTCGATACATGATCGACCATCTTTTATGGAAAATTCGAAATCCGCTGGAATATCAATATCGCCGAATTCTTCATACTTCATATCGTCATCCTCTAAAAGAAGTGTGTAATCCATCAATGACCATCCGCCATCAGCTGTAGCAGATTTGATCTTTCGATTACCATACTTCTCTACAAAAATATCATAATTTTTGACCCATTCACCCCAACGGTATTCAAGACTGTCAATCTTTCCATGATAACCCATAAGATCCCATACAGTAGTGTATGCTGAGCCAGGTGAAATATGTACTTTCCCCCATTCATCCTTATGAGCTATAATGCTATTTAGAAATTGGTTAACAGTTGGGTGTCTATTCGGTAGTCTAAATATAACGTCGTATGGAGCAGTACAATCGTGACGTTCTGGTCCACGCTTTCTTAATTCGAATAGTTGATGTAAAAATGTCATAGCATTACTTTCTCTATGAAGCACAATTCGTCATCTGGAATATAATAGAAATCGAATTCGTTCTTTTCGTAATCTCGAACCATACTGAACACGCGTCGACCATTATACAAATATACTTGACGTCGGCTATAACATTTGGTTTTCTTTCTGGGAACTGGTGGAGAAGGATTCATCTTTTCGATTACTCCTATCCAAATTTTTTCAGGCATTGGTGTCAAACGAATATCCATCTTATCGTGTATGTTGACGACAAGATCATACATGTCTACTCCATTACCAATCATTTTATGGAATGCTTTCTATAAAGATTTAAAAATATAATTGAGATAGTCCCCACCTAATTACGCCATGTACTATCTCGTGCAGATCTCATTCCCGAGTATAGCTCCTACATCGGCTACACCGCTGCTCCCGGCTAAAATATCAATACCCAAACATAGTGGATGCGTAGTTAGCAGTTCGAAGTGCTTTCTCTAGAGCTTTGGTTCCCTCTTCAAGAGACTTAGCCTGCTTAGCAGCAATATCACGTTCCTGCTCCTCGAGACGACGCCTGCGCTGATCATCAATCTCAAGTTGCTTACGCTTGGTCTCCTCTTCTTCCTTGAAGCGCTTATGCTGCCAATATGACTCAGGAGCATCCTTCTCGAATTCTCTCTGAGCCTTTCGATCAGCATCTTCTCTATTGCGCTGATCTATCTTAAGACGCTCTTCCGATTCGATGCGCGCTTGACGAACTTGCGCATCAGCTTCTGCCTCAGCCTTCTTGGCAATCCAATACTCTGGAGGATATGTCCCTTCAATCTCTGCTTGCTTGAGCTTTGTCTCAGCTTCAAGCTTTCGATTTTCCTGCTTTGTTTTAAGTTGACGTTTCTTTTCAGCATGGTTGGAATAAATAAGTGCACCTACTATAGCAACCATACCAGTTGTAGCAATAATAGCAACCTTAACTTCCTGTGTCATGATCTTTTCACTTTCTTTTGAGTATTGACTATGAAAATATAATTATTAGTTATGCGAAATACATGTATTTGCCCAGAACATAAACTCTTGAAGTTTAGTTAATGCTAGAGATTTCTCTCGACTATCTGGACAATAAATATCAGTAATGTCTGCTAGATTAAGAACCTCTTCTCGAATCTTTTCGGATGCCCGCTTTTGTTCGTCATTCATCTTAACGAATTTAAAACGTGATGCAATATCTTCCATTGCCATAAATATAATTCTCCTTTCAAGAGCTATTATTCTGTACGGTTAGATACTATAAGTAGTAAGGCGGCTAATATTGTGAAAATTAGAAAATGAAATATCCAAAATCTAAAACTTTCATCATTTACCAAACCAACAATAACTTGAATAGCTATCAATATATGATAGAATTTTTCAAAAGTTGGTCTATCCATAAAATATCTAACATCCTTCTTCTCGAATTCGTTGTGAAAAATGTGTTTTAGGTTGACTAGCTCGATAAAGAGACATAATAAGTCCGCCAAGATCGTAGTCCATAGAATCCAAAAGTATAATAGAGAATACTACACCTTGCGTCATTGACTGGATCGAATCGACAAAATGCGCTTCAGCGTCTTTCCATGCAGCATAGTTCTTATCGGATCGATCTTGAATATAACGATTATGTAGACGCTGTATCCATTGATCCTCGAGAACATAATGCGGGCAAATAATCACAACTGTATACTTGTCTTTAGGATTATTAGGATTGTACTTTCGAAGTTCCGATCTAACACACTCATGTGACGAGATTAGAACAATATAGCCTTGACAAGCAAGCGATACTGCTATGCGACAATATATAATGTACCAATTTTCATCACGTTCGCCATCGATTTTAAAATTACTAGATTCGAGATCAATAATACCATCTCGCTTTGATGCTAGAGTACTTTTACCAATTCCTTGATAACCAATTACAATCATGCCTTTACCATTGTGAATCGGACTCATAATAGACTCTCCTGATTTAACTTCTTGCTGAACAGGTAAAATATAGTCAATCATTTTGAATGCTTCTTAATTTGTTTTAAAATATGACGGTGCACAGTTTCTGGAGCAACATTATGCTTTTTTGCTATTTCGGTTTGAGTCAACCCTTCGTCAATACATTCTTTATAAAAATCTGCACTTTCTTCTTCGGATACTGTTCTATATGATCTTTGTCTTGGGAATAATTCCCTATGAGTATGAAAGTAACAACGTAAACTAGTCGGATTAATGTGTAACTTCTTAGCTATTTCCATTGTAGTATAACCAAGATTCTGAAGCGCTTTTATTTGATCAATATATCGTTCTATCATATAAGAACCATTCTTTCAATACATTCTAATAATCTCGTTAGAATGTTTACTGATTCTCTGGATAGTATTTGATTTGTCGAAAATATAAGTCCCCGCCATTACTTGAAATGTCTTCTACAACGTAGATCGTCCAGTCATTTAGAGTGAAGAAATGCTTTTCATATTTGTCTTTGCCAACAGCACACAAAATATCAATAGCTCCAGCACTCGACTGAACCGAGAACGTTCCTATAAACTCTAAAACAATCTTGTCAGTACGAGTATTGATGATTGTTAGTTTTCTTGGAGTTTTGAATTCGTCTGCTTCACGACTAATCTCGGTCGATTTGCGTTCTGCTTCAGTACAACCAGTACAACCAGGCAGGGTTAGAAATATAATAGTGATTGCAAGTATAATTGAGAGACAAACGCCCATCTTTTTCATATTTCTCCAATTAAACTTTTAATTTTGGATATAATTGTTCGAAGTTCTTTATTTTCTTGTCTCAGAATTTCTAATTCTGTTTCATAGTCTGGCTTTACTAAAAAGTCTTCTATATCTAAAATATCAGATAATTTATTTAAAGTTTTTTCAGAAAACCATCCGTTTTTTAGTCCCCTAAAAATAGTTTTATCACTTAGTCCAATAAAAAATATAGAATCTGGATTTCCTAAACTTCGGATACTTATTCCTCTGTCATCTAATGCTTCTTTAAACCATTCCGGATTTATTGGATAATGTATTCCGCAATTTGGCATTTAAATCTCCAAATGTATCATTTTAATAAAGTATTGGATATACGGATACTACGCAATGACTAAAAATATAATAGTCATTCTTGCATGGTATTTCGATAGGATTTTGTGCATTTGCTATTCTATTGGCTTCTTTTATTTGCTGAACGGCATCATTTACGGATGGAAATTCTTGTAGCAATTCGTATCGCTTACCGTCTGTTGCACCTACACCAATTTTCATAATTTCTCCAAATATAAATCATTTTTTATTCCTATAAAGATCATCCAATTAATGGACCACCATCAATATTGTTTTGCCAAACGTTTTGAATCTCTAGCTCAATATCGCCAAACTCATCACTGGCGATCATAACTTTCAATTCTGGATCATACTTTTTTAGAATTTCTATTAATTCTTTTACTGTCATGATGCCATACTCCTAAAATATCAATAGGTGCCCCTGACAGGATTCGAACCTGCGACCTTAGGTTTAGAAGACCTCTGCTCTATCCACTGAGCTACAGGGGCATTAAGCACAAATATCAGTTATTTTTTTTTTTTATAGAATAGTCTAAGAAATTGCTGGCACGTAGAAATTGCTCGCTATAGACTGTTAGATCAGTTGATACTTGTCTGATTATGTCTGTGAGCTCTTTTACTTTATCAGCATCTCGATCTTTTAGAGAATCTACTTGTTTTTGTAGAATATCATTACGAGTTTGTAATTCTACAAAGTTAATGATAGTTGGTCGTTTTAAACATGGATTACTTAAATATGTAATTAATGTTTCGATTTTGTCTAAGACATCTGGATGTATCATACCAGTTCTAAATGCTTTGCTAATAATCGCATTAGAATATCCGATGTAGTAAATAGAATTCTGATTACCCAAATACGATTGTTTGATACCTAGATTTTCCAATTTTTCTAAAATATCATTCGGATTAAATTTTACCATCTTTTTAGTATTCATTGATCTTGCTTTCTCGTGAGCTAAAATATCAATAGGTGGCCCCGCAGAGAGTTGAACTCTGATCCACCGGTTATGAGCCGGCTGCACTAACCGTTATGCTACAAGGCCATTAATCAGCATGGTATCTAAACTCTTCCTGCAAATATAAATACAATTGTAAGAATGATGAACAAACATATAGCTACTAGCATTAGCTGCATCGGATTAAATATATAATTAAACCATAGCTTAGCCATTTCACTAATCGAGTAAACAAATCCGATGGTAGACACAATTGATACAAGTAATACATCTTTAATAAAATATTTATTCCAATTATTCATACAATTCTTGTTCCTTTTAATTAAAAATATAAATGGTGCGCCCTATGGGTCTCGAACCCATGACCTTGAGATTAAAAGTCTCCTGCTCTACCAACTGAGCTAAGGGCGCATAAACATTTTACACACCAATTCGAACTATTCCAGTTTTCAAAAAATTGCTAAATGAATATGCCGGACATTCAATATTGCATTGAGGACATCTTAGACACGGAATTATTCCATCATAATCTACATACCGCATGTTAATTTCAAAATCAACATCGTTGTCACATTTTGGACAATGAGCAGAAATGGTCTTATGAATTGACATTAGCTTGTCTCTTTTCCACGAATTTCTTATACGCTCTTCTTGAAAATATCAATGATAGCACTCCAAAATTTCGAATAGATAGCAGCAATTCATCAGAATACGAATCCAAAGAACCACTTCCAACTTCTATTTCATGAATGATGCCAGCCCGATTAAGACAATTGTGAATTCGTACAGCTTGCGATTTAGTTTCACAAACATCTATTAACGCATCCCAAAAAGTATACACGATAGTGCCATTTACTGCTTTGACATGAAGTTCTTCGGATTCTATATGACGCTGTTCTTTTAAATAAATTTGACGAATTCGTTCTTTAGAAAGATTAAATTTGGATCCTATTTGCGAATATGACATGCCACTTTCTTTAAGATTAAAAATTTCTTGATTTCGTTTTTCATTACTCATGCTGTTTCGCTTTCTTTAGAGCTGTTGTATTATTCATTGCTTATCCAGACGTTTTAAAAATTAACGCGAATACGAGAATATAACTAAGTATCATTAATACTTTTTCTAAAAAAGTAAAATCGTCAGGATCGTTCATGGTTCTATCCCTCGATTAAAAATAAACATTTTATTCCTTAGTTTGAATATTTTGCGCCAATTGATCAAGTACTCGGTCTAAAACACCGACGGCTTTTTGAGTAGTCTCAATGGCCTCGCTTGGCGTTTGCTTTCTTTTACCAAGTAGTCTATCAGGATCTGTTTGCATAATTTCTTCAAGGCTTATAATACCATCACAATATTCGTTCTTATCACTTTGCAAAATTGCCTGCAGATAAATTGCATCATCACGGCTAATGTTTATAGTAATCATTTTGTTACTTTCTATGAAGAGTTAAAAATATAAATGGTGCCCCCGGTGGGATTCGAACCCACACGTCTTTCGACATCGGATTTTAAGTCCGCTGCGTCTGCCATTCCGCCACGAGGGCAAATATAATTCACTAGTAGACCCATCCCCGCTACTAGTCCGAGTTGCACTAACACCTATCCATTAGAAGCCTACTCTAGAACGCTTCCAATGGCGGGAACTCACCCATAAATATTCAAATGCCTAACCCCACCAGAACTCCCTACAACTTTAGGCATTGTGACAATAAATGTCTCCCGTAAACATCATTAATAAATAGAATGCATTTTACCGTCGACTACATATATGATGTACTCTGCTCCATCGTATTCAATCATACGCCAATCAGTAGCATTCTCAGGAATTTCTACTACTTTCAATTCTGCACTTGAACCGTTGCAGTCTATACCCGACTCTATCAAAGAGATTAGAGTAGGATCGGTTCGTTTTATTTCATACCATTCGCCATTAAAATATTGTTTAGCGATTTCATGATTAATAGAAAAACCGCCGAAACAATCATTGATTACAACTTTCATTACCTCTCGCTTTCTCTCGAGCTTGAAATATAAACCAGATCCCCGCCCTATCTAGCCATGCCTTTTCCTACAGTTGGCTTCAGTTTAAAGTCATTCGACTACCAACTACATACTTATTCGGCTCCATAAAAATATAAATGGTGCGCCCTATGGGTCTCGAACCCATGACCTTGGGATTAAAAGTCCCCTGCTCTGCCAACTGAGCTAAGGGCGCAAATTATCTACACGCCAATAACTATCTTTCCAGTTCTTAAAAACTCATTAAACGCATATGCCGGACATTCAATATTGCATCTAGGACATCTCAAACATGGAATGATGCCGTTATAATCAACATATCGCATATTAATTTGGAAATGAACATCAGTATCACATCTCGGACAATGCGCTTCCACATCTTTATGAATAGCCATGACCAAATCGCTTTCTGTTCAAGAATATAAAACGACTAGATCCCCACCAATCTAATCATACCGTCGAACCCATGCGGTTGGACTCATTTTACGAATCTCTCTCGGATTCAACCAACCACTTTGCATACTATACGGCTCCAAAAATATCCAGTTGCCCCTACGGTACTAGCAGCCCACTATAGCCTAGGTTCTATAGTGTCTCGATCGAGTAGTACCAAATATCAAACACACTTTCTGGATTTTATGTCAGTCTCCTGTGCAAAACCTGACACCCACCAAATATAAACTTACTTTATTGGAATGATGCAATCCGGATTAAGAACCAACAAAGAATCGCAATCCCATCCATAGAGATCCATATAGATTGTATCCCGAATATAAACCTCTATTGCATCGCAACCCAATTTGAGAAGTTTCTCAAAGTCCAGATAGAATTCATCCCTTGCAGATGAATACCGAGAACTAAAATCTAAGCACAAACCATTTTGCTTAAGGCGGACTAGATCACCATGGCTTTTAATACTCAAAATTTGAGCATTGTCCTTAATAGTAAATATAAACGAATCAATTAAACGTTCTATACGAAAATGATTATCCATACACCATTCGTACCAATTATTATCCGAGTCACAAGGACTTGCCCACAATCCACCCTCTGGTTTGCTGAAGCATACACAATTAGCAATAGGATTGAATTTATCTAGTTTGAATTCAGTGTCACCATAATGAATATACTTCTTAATCATTTTAGTTCTCGCTTTCTATTGAGCTTATAAAATATCATTTACTTAGAGTACTTCATCAAATACTTAATGGTACGCAGATTACCCTTGTACACTGCCCTAGTGCAAATATTCTGAAAGACTTTGCAAGTAAGGACAGTCCCAGCAAGAAATATAAACCCAATAGTCTTGCCGGGATTATCGTCAATCCAATCATTAACCATCTTGCGAATATACTTCCCGTCAACCTTTGTATAGCGATGGGTATCATCCTCATAAGTATTTGTATCGCTAGTCGTGTTGGGATCCGCTGCCATAATTTTTTCTCCTTTCAAGAGATTTGCATAGTGAGGAAAAATATAAAGGAGAGCTTCTCGTATAATCTCAACGTACTTCACTCTCCTATCTCCTCATTAAAGGAATGGTAATTTTTGCGAACTACTTATCTGCTATTTGCTGTTTAGTTTCAGCAATTTTTTGCCGAATCTTTGCGGGTGCTTTGTGAACATTTTTCTTAATAGCACTCATCATATCGGATGGAGGCATATCAGGATTTTTACCAAGAACGTTGCTAATAGGCTCTTCATAAAAATCAGTAGCATTCTTTCTAGTTCGAAACATTCCATCATGATCATAAAATGATACTAACTCAGCATTAGTAAAAATATCATAGAAACGATATTCCGAAAACATCATTCCGGGAAAAGTTTGAACTGTGGTACTATTTGGATTTAAGCCAAAATGCTTACAAATTTTAACAAAATCGTCAATGTTTAGTTTATAGTATCCGTTCTTTCTAATCATATTAGTAACACACCCCATGACAAAAATATAAACACTAATGTCAACATCTTAACCAAAAACAAACTTTGAATAATTATGGCAGCTATCACACATGCTAATACACATATGATTACTGCCATTAAAACTTGTTCAATTTCCATCACCCTAATCCTTTTCGCGAGCATTTAGCCATAGAATATAATCATCTAAATCCATGCCTTCAGATTCAATTTTCCTAACTTCTACATTATTCTCGGCTTTAGTAATTGCCAATTGACATTCGAGTTCCATTTGTCTACGTCGAATATCCATATCGAGTATTTGCTTTCCCCAGAAGAAAAATATACTAAGAAACATGATGGCGATTACAACCCATCGAACAATTGCTACTATTTGTCGGTTATCATCGGCATCTTTTTTAAGTTTAGCATACACTTCGTCATCTAATTGAACCAAAATATCACCCTTCTATCTGCAATCGAGCATACTCTAGAAAAATCCATTCTGGGGATTTTTCAATAATGGTAGGAGTATCATCCCACGGAGTAGATCCTTCTAAAACAAGCATGTAATCATGCATGTCATTCATCTCTATCCAGTAGTCTGCATATTTATCAGCATCTTCTTTAGAAAGGTGGCTAAGTTTATATAAAACATTAGCTTCGCCAACTAAGAATAAATATAAATCAAACCACCGATCAGACATTATACTTACTCCTCGGTTTCGATCTTCTTAGCCTTTTTAGCAGCTTTAAAATCCCTACGAGCCTTTGTCTTAGCCGTTTGATCATGTCCATTTTCGGTCAACTTCTTTAGAGCTGCTCGAGGATACGGAAAACCTAGAACTTCAAAATACTTTTCAGCAATGGCAACAGAAAGACCCAATTCTTTACTGAATTCTTCACCTTCTGCACAGCCAACCACAGTAGTGGTTCCATCATTCCACTTAACAATAGTATGCGGTTCATTATAGAAAAGTTCTTTAATAAGCGGTGTATTAGTAGTTCCATATCTAAAAGCAGAGTTGAGTGCATTTTCCAAAGCATTCGTAAACATGAAACGCTCCTCCGATATACGTCGTACACCATTACAATATTTAGTTTTCTCTCGGTATTCTAGCACAGCTTTGAGAATATTCGTATCTGGTAAAACAGCACGAAAAATTGCTTCGCTTTCTCCATAACTGACTCGATTAATGGCCGTGGCTTTCATCATATATGCAAGACATTCATCAGCATCTTTATATTGAAGTAAAATATATCTATAGTCAGGAAGAAAGCGAGGCATTGATGAATTCCATAATAGGGTAATAGTTATTAGTGATTTACCAAAACGTTGCTCTTCATTATCCATTGTTATACGATCTGGATTGGGTAATTCTGAAATACAAAAACCACTTTTATTAATCACGCTATCCCGTATAGCATATAATTCGTATGAATAATTATAGTCCAAATTAGGCATTAGCTTCACCATCTTTCAAAGCCTCTTCAAGCTTATTTAAATACCAGCCTGCTTTGCGAATATCCTCAACAGCATCATTTTTTAAACCAGTTCGCCATAAATACTTAATACAATTACCTTTTAAATATCCAATAAAGGCTTCTGGTGTCATGCTTGCCTTGATAGCATCAATACATTCTATATCGCCTTGAGTATAATGGCTAGGATGGTTTACAGGGTCATTAACAGTTTTTGTCATAGTCAACGGCCTCATACTTTGATCTACTGTTAATATATACTGGCTTTTTGGATTTTAGTGGCAAAATTCTTATATTGTCGAATGATTGAGAATAATTAGCATTTATTCGCTTTCGTCGAATATCTCGTCTACTATCTTTATACCCAGTGGCATAGCCGTTATTATAGCCGATGTGGTAAGTAGCAAATGTTATTACGAACAAAAGTATGACCATGCCAATAAATGCAAAACACGCAATAATTACAATATGATTTTCCATAAAAATTCGCCTCTTAAAAAGTCAAGCTATTCAAATAATCATCGATTTTGAAATCCTTTATAAGATACTGTGGAATTGAATTGGATCCGAAATATAAACCAGCAAGTGTTCCAGCAACTGTCGGAATCCAATTTGTAAAACCTCGGCCATGATCAAGTTCGGCACAATTATGCAAAGCATTTTCATAACTTGTTGCGTGAACAAATGCCCAAAGTCCAGCGAAAAACGTCGACTTTGCATCTCGATATATCGGAACATCTCCAGCAAGAATATCAAGTTCTGGAAGAAATTGCAGAATTCTTTCCTGATCCATGTGATTACAGAAAATATCATGAATAAGATGACAATATTCAATGCAAAGATTTATAGTATCGTCATCAGCATGTGTGGCTTTACAAATACTACTAATTGTGAAGTCTAAAGAATAATCATGCTCGACAAAAATATCAGAAAACGCGGCTAAATAAATCCAACATAAAACCGATCCATCATTGGGAGTAACATAACAATTTTCGCTACCACTACACAGACCATCGATCGTTTTGATTTTTGAAGAAATATCATCAATACAAAAACCATCGTAGTGTTTCATCGATCGAATAATTTTAGACATAGCATTTAGCGTCATCGATTTTTCTATATACATTTGAATATCATCATTTAAAGTTTCTTTAGATTCGTCACGACCAATTAGCCATCTATCAGTTCCGAGAATATTTCCAACAACTGCACCAACAATTGCGTCGTTAATTGTACCGCTCATGCCTGAAATCCTTTCTAAAGAAAAGCATGCAAAAACATAAAAGAGGGGATCCATAATTTTCTATAGATCCCCTCTTCTCTACCGATAAAACTCTCCGCGTCTAGCAGCGCGATCAATCTTCCGCTGCATGCGCATTCCCTTCTCCATTCCTTCCTGATACCTTTGCTCCGCATAGATGTGCACCAGCACACCCATGCCAACAAGTATCATTATGGAATCAATCAGATACTCGCACATAACACTAACGTCCATTGCATCGCCTTTCAAACGTATTTGTAATACCTACCTATTATAGTGCGAGTTAATTCTGCGAGAGTTATATAAGTGAAATATCATTAGAATCGGATTCATGCTTATCGTGGTCAGCAGGCTTTACAATATATTCAACGCGTTTAAAACAATCGCATCGCATTTCGCCCGTTCGTTTATTCACAGTAATCTCAAAGAAATAATCTTTGTAATCATGCGATGTGACCATGCATTTAAATCCGCTATAGCCGATAAAAGCAAACCATACGACATAGATTGAATCGCGATCAATTTTTCTATGTTGATTTTTATACCATTTATAAACAATATCAATTGCTTCCTTTTCTCCAGATTTTTGATGAGGATCTGTAAATGCTTTCTGCTGAGCCATAAAATATAATTCCTTACTGTTCGTAATTTAATGCTGTGCCCAATGATCCACAATCAGCATCCATTTGAGTTAACACTGTTTCTATAAATGAGAGCGTTTCAATAGCATTATCATTTTGATCAGTACTAAGTTGTAAATCCAAAATACTTATCAATGATTGTAGAGAATTTCCATCTTGAACGATTCTTTTTAAAGCATTGCGCTTAATATCTTGCCGGAATTCCCAGTTATTAATCATCAAGCACCACAAAATCCAACTCGGGATGAATATCGTCAAAAATACAAGGAAGCTCGCAAATCATCTCTTCGCACAAAGGCCTCATAATCTCTCGCATTTGATAATGGGCATGAGTATCACAACGCAACGTGAAAATATCATGCCATTCGCGGAAATTAGTCGATACTTTTAGTCGTGTTGCCAGATCATTCGGCAAACATCCTCGTGCTTCTTCTGGTGTTTGACCCATGTTTAAACGTTCAAAATATTCGTCTTCATCAGCTTGTAATCCACGAATCCATAGATCGTACAGCGCCGCATTATCGATCGAGATTCTAGAATCTCGTATAAAACTTACACTGTTACCGAATTTATTTTTACTAAAATTGCAATAGCGAGTAGACTGCTGAGAATATCCAGTATGCCTATGGCGAACCAATTCATGACTAATTCCACGATTAATTACGAAATCGACAGTCATAATAGAATGCTCAAGCGGCGATCCATGTTTTCTATGATTTCTAATAATATCACATTGCTTTTCATATGATGTGGGATGCGGTGTTTCGTAGCACATACAATATGCATCACTTATCTGATCTACATCAATTTCTTTTTGGAGACGCACAATTTTGTAAGAAGCATCAAGAATTTTCATATGGTTCTCCATTCGCCATAAGATTTTTTCCTATATCACTATTTCGAAATATCCATCGATTTAGTTTTTCAGAGAGAATTGTCTCGTCAATTGATAAGGAAAGCACCATTGCACAAAGTCTGACATCCGTGTATTCTTCAATTAAATTGTCATTAATTTCAGAATATGACTTTGGCGTATAGTTTTCATTTCGCAGTTTACGAGCTTTTTTCAAAAGTGCTTGACTGAGCTCGGAACATTCTTCTGCCATTTGCTCATATAGAGCTGGCTCCGAAATTAAATGTCTGATTTTATCCAAATTCGAATATAATTCTGAAGAGCATGAATCATACTCTTTATTAGAAACCGACAATTAGATCATACCCTTCAAAAATCGTTGGCGGATGCTTTTTGAGTGTAAAATACATTCGCTCAATTACTTCTTCTGGAACATGACGTTCGTAACGATTTTTATTACGCTCCAAACAATCGCCAATAGGAGTAGTTGATACCATACAAACTATCGTATTAGCCGATTTTCGAGCAATATCAAGAACTTTAAAACGATATGCAGATCTACAATTTGTAGCATCATACACCACATTAAAACCTTGATTCAAGTATTCACTAAGTCTCGAATAAACTTTGGTGAATACCTCTTCATTACGATCCTGATTATTAGCGTTACCAGTAATTTCTTCCCGAATATCATCCGGACAAATTCGAATAAAACCGTAATCGTCTACGAGTTTCTTAGATGCGATCGTCTTTCCTGCTCCAGGTGGTCCGACCATAATAATAAAAATTCTACCATTATTTAAATCAAGTCCATTTAAAAAATTAAAACTCATTATGCAACCTCTTTTCAAAATATCATTTAGTATTAATTACAGGCTCTAATGTCCAAATCTCTCTTTGGCTATCGACTACTGTAAACAATAATGGCAGTTCACCATTTGTCAGGTATAATATAATAGACCGATCTCCATGGGTTTTAAACATTCGAACGTCGTTTTTCAATCCGCCGAATACTTTGCAGAACATAGCATAAATATTTTGTCCACTCATGAAATATGCTCCCGAACTTCTACATAATCGCCATTAATAACATTTAGATCTGCAGTGGTGTCATACTCCATACCTTCGAATTCGCGCGTTTCTATTACAAAACCGACACAATCATGATGCGCATAATATACTCGTTTGTGTTCGAGTTTATGGTCTTTAATCCATCGAATAAGATCTTTACCAGTAGAATATCCTCGCAGCATTGCTGGATCTAAATCCAATGCTTTTTGCAAAGGCTTTTTCATATATAAATTCCACGCTACGCGAAGTATTTCAATTGTGGTAAAACCCAATCCGCGAAAGGATTCTAAATCCCTATCGGTATAATCATTCAAATTCAAAGTTCCATTAAGAATATGCTCAATTATACCATTGTCCTCTAAAATGTTATAAGCGTAAGTTCCAAGTCCCTTTTTCTTATCAAGTTTGATGCACGCATCAATACATGCCTGATGAAATGGGTTATCCTTGTTCTTCGTCATTATTCGATTCACCAGTGTCTTTCTTTTTGGGTAGAGAATTCAGAAATTTTTCTAAAGCATCTTTCTTTGCATACTTATAATCAAAGTGCTCGACCAAAACATGCTTGTTTCCTGAAAATGGGTAGAATTTTGTTGGAATTAGACCCCTGAGTTTTTTAGCTAATGAATGCTCTTCGTTTGTTGTATGTCTGCATGTTAAATCGGGTGGTAAATTTTGTGTCCAACAGCACTTTTTGTCTTCTTCGGAACAAGCTTTTCCATCACACAAATATAAATGAACGTCTTTTTGAGATTTGTTTTCTAAAGGATCTATTTGTTCAGTCATTTAAGTACCCCCATTTCTTCTAAAATATCAACGGCAGTTTCTCCGTTGCTGACTCGTTGATTAAGTGATTTCTTTTCGTAATTAGTAAGTTGTCTGCGAAGCATCCACTTAGTATGAGTATGAGGATCGTAATATGACCGCTCTGCATACTTGCGCTGAGAATAATTTCGATGACTTACAACAAGACTTTGACTAGCTCTCAGAAGACTGGCTACTGTACCAATTCCAAGAATTACTTTATCTGGATTATCGATAATGTATTCAATAACTGTTCCTGCTTTAGTTTTACTATCATTTTTTATATCAATTGCAGCATCATGTAAATTTGACAAAAATCCGTAAAGTTTTAGCGGAATAAGCATGTTAAAAATTCTCCTTTTAAAAAATAAAAAAGAAGGACCTGTATTTCTACAGATCCTTCTATATAGGTTTTAAGGCTTTACTTGGCTTACTTAACTGTAAACCGAGCTTTGCTGATTACTTCCTTGTCAACATTTTTTAGCAGCTCCACAAAGTCCTTTGCATCGATCAGCGAAGGATCCTGAGCTTGCTGAGCAGTCTCTTCTTGCTGCTCCTTTCGCCCAGCTTCCTTGCCGCACTCGTATACAAACGACACTAGAAAGCATACCTCAATTAGTCCACCGACAAACTTCGCAATCTTAACTCCACTCGGCATAGCAATCATCTCCTTTTCAATCTATGCCTACCTAACCTATTATACAAAACGTAAAAATTGCGAGAATATCAATCACGTTTAATAGGCTCAAAAGTGTTAAGTAATGCAATGACTTCTTTCTCACCTTTTTCGCAAGCGTCACTCATTTGATTTACTAAATTTTCTAACTGAGAAATTTTTTGCGTCAACGCTTCCAACTTTGCTGCAATAAGTTTGTCAGATTTTTCATCATCCGTCAGATTCTCTTCTAGAAAGACCACCTGACTTTTTAAAAAATCTAATCTTTTTTCTGGCTCATCCAATATTGCAGCTCTAACCTCAGGCTTCACAGAAGTATGCGGATTATCAGGCATCCTCATTAAATATCATCTCCTGGTATAAGTCGGCATGTGTTTTTCATTGATAATGCTGTATAAAAAACTCTTTTTGCTAATTCTTGAATACGATCTACTTTCCAATAAATATCGTTACGTTTAAGGTTCGCTACCTCATTAATAAAAGAATAGTTATTGGTTAAGCTTTGCATTTGAGAAATATCAGCATCTAAAGATCGTAATTCAGACATCATTATTTCTGAAACTTGCGCGTCACACTCATGCATCATTGCTTTTTTGAGTTCTTCCAATGTGGAATAATCACGTGCGTCAATCATTATTATCCTCGAAAATATCAAGAACTGATGCAAAACCGATAGGATACTTAGCTTGTTCTTTCGGTACAGATTTGGTTGTCGACTGTTTCTTAAAAGAATATGGTGAACGAGGATTCTGTTTTGTCAAATCTTTTATTTCATTTTCGAGACGAGTATTCTTTTCAGAAAGGGCCCATATCGTTACTATGAGAACTAGATCAAAAGTCGTGTGCATACCTTTAATAAAAAATCGAATCTTACCCATATCGTGTATCACCTTTCACTTTTTTTTGCAATCTCTTGTGCATGTATTAAAATATCAACGGCTTGTTGACCTATTCCTCGTATTGACAACATCTCCTCTCTGGATAGTTTTAGCCATCTGCCGTGAATATCAATACGTTCGTTATGTAGAGCATTTAGAATTCTGAAAAGCATACCATCTGCAGCATTAAAATCTTCACATGATTGTTTAATTTCAAATATCATGCTTGGCTTGGATAATCCATATGCTCGTTCTTTTTGAAGTATTTGTCGAATTCTAGGTATGCTAATTTCGTATTCATTCGCTAAGTCAGAATATGACAATCCGGCTCGATGTTTCGCCAAAATTTCTTTATTCCGTGCTATCTTTTCGATTGACATAATTGTCCACTTTACTAAATGCCCATACATTACTCATGCCGTTTTGCAAAAGAAGCTCGCCGCCAGTAATAACAAGTCTATGGTCCGTGCCTTCATCGGAAAAGCAAATATCAAACGCCCATGTTTTACGATCGCCTATGTATTCTGACACAACAGGTGTTACGATAATATTATTATCAATAAATGCTAACGAACCTTGAAAAAATTCGCACACTCTAGTATTTGCTACATAAGCATCTTTCTGCTCAGGAAATATAACATGTACTTCAAGCATTATTGATCCTTTCTAATCTTGATTATTTAAATAACGTATTTAGTTCCTCTAATATCGGCTACAAATTTTTTAAAATCTCTATGTTGCTGCTTCAATCGTTCACACTCATTAATGATTTCGTGAAGATCTTCTTCTTTAGTGTAATCGCTGGATATAGATTGATGAAAATATGATTGAGTTTTATAATAGAGTTGTTCTCGTTTTTTATTGTATTCTCGCTCAATGTCTAGTAAGTAAGCACGCACCGCTGCTTGATCAAATGGGTCAATATCGTCTTCGCTTAGCCATGTTTTGCTCATTACACAAACCTTTCAGTAAAAAATATGAGAGATGCTTATTCCATTAGCACCTCTCATATTCTTATTGCATTTAAATGTCTAGATCAAATCCAAACGACTCATTATCGCGCTCGATGGCACTTATAGCTTCATAGTACTGCTGTTGAGCATCAAGAAGATCAATAGTGGCCTTAAGCTTATTGATCAACATGTGGCAGCGAGTTGATTCCATTGCTGAAATATAAGCAAGGTCTTCGTAAGTCTTATAGAGCGGCTTGGTCGATTTCTTATCAGTCGCAGAGACCTTATCTTGTTCCTCATCTTCCATGACCGGGATACCCGTAAGAACCTCTGCACCGGTCGTCCACGGATAAAGCTCGCCTTGATCACCCCAAGCATCACGAAGTTTATCCAAAATCTCTTTTGACAGCTTCATACTACAAAACTCCTCTCTTGGCACTTTTGGCCATAAAAATTTTGAGCAGCAATAAAAATATAACAAGCACTGTTTACCTGCTACATTCTTACTCTACTCCATCTCATTATATGAAACGTAATTTTTGCGAGAAAAAAAATAAATACCTGTTTTTCCCACGGATTTACCGCTCGACCTTTGTCGATTCCTCTTTGCCTAGTCTCCCTCATACCACCTAGGTCCGCTACAAATATAAAAGGGGCGAGTCTATGCTGACTACAGGTGGCCGTTCGCATAGATGGCTGGGTTTTCACCAGCAATGGCTCTACGATCTCTTAGTTTCTCTCCCTTTCTAAAATATGAATAGTAATTTTAGCGAAGCAAAAATTTTTACAAAAAGTAAATATAAAAAAGAGAAAGTCCACGTATAAACTTTCTATACGTCGACCTCTCTTTTTAGTTAGAACAAACTGATTCCGTAGTTGTATCCGTCATTTGTCTTGTAATGCACTATACTATTCTCGCCGCCTTCTGTCTCTGTAATATCAGCAACCTCATCTTCTGTCATAATCTCCGAAAGACGATTTTTAGCCTCTTCGAGATTGTTGAAATCTTCAGTCCATCCGCAGTCGTTGTCTGCATAGCCATAAACGCAATAAAAACTCATTTTTTACCTCCTGAATAGTTTATTACTTTCCTATATAAGTAAAGGTAAATTCAACGAGGCAAAAATATAAACGCCCTGTAAAAGCGGCGCCTATATCTTACGCAACCCATACTCGAATTCCGTCTGCTTGAGCCATAAACCTGTCCTCTTGGTATGCACCAAAATGGCGATCGTTAAGCTCAAATGTGATATAGTTATCCGAGCACGATATGTACTGGTCGACAAGCGATTTTGCTATTGCTATCGCTACCTCCAGATCCGATATTTCGTTCAGATATGTATACTCGTGTTGAATATAACGATCCCAATCTTCATTCCAAATGAGGTACTTGATTTTATAAATCTTACTCATCGTAAATTCCTTTCTATAGGTTCTACCTATATAAGGACTGGTTAAATGTGCGAAGATATAAGTTTTTCTAACGCTTTCATTTCAGATTTTGTTAATGGTAAAACCACTAAATAATATTCATCTTGGTTTGGATCTTCATCCACTATAGAAGGATAATGAGTAAGTTTTTCTTGAATATCATCGAGAACCTTTTTAAGTTTTTTCTGTTCATCTACCATAATACATCTCCTAACGTAAAAAAAACTAAAAGCAAGTTAAATATCAACTTGCTATAAGTTTTTAGGTTTCCCTAACACTAGTGGATGGGTATAAAATGGACCATACTTTCGTTGCATTTTATCTAAGTGTTCAATAATCGCAATTTTTCCAAATATAGCGCCTCGTTTACAATTTTTTAATTCTATACAGTTATAGTCAATTGTTTGATACTTAGCAATCATTTTTGCTATACCAACAATTAATCTATAAGCTTTCTTTTTATTATCACAAAACCCAATAGTTTGTTCGATTACTGGTAAATTTTTTGATAAATACCATGCGATTTTTATTTCGTATTTCATAAATCTCCAATCTTAACTCATCCTATATAGTATGAGTTAAAATTGCGAAAAAAAAATACAAAAAGTAAATATAACAAAAAGAGAAAGCCCATGTATAAACTTTCTATACATTGACTTCTCTCTTTGGTTTAATCCATACAAATTCGCCACTCGATTTGGTCGTGATGACGAGTCTCTACGAACTTTATTCCAGTTTCATCTACTGTTAAACTAGTCGGATCTATACGTCCCCTTGCTACTCGCCTGGTAAAGATTTGCTCAATCTTATTCCAAACCTCGTAAAGTGACGATGCATCCGCAAATGTGTTTGCAGTAAATTCGCCATTAGAAAGTTCGCATGCCCAATACCAATGTTTCATGTCTATCCTTTCTACGGATTTCTTCCTATATAAGTAATGGTATTTTCAACGAGGCAAAAATATAAACGCCCTATAAAAGCGGCGTCTATAGCTCATTCAACCCATACTCGAATTCCGTCAGCTTGACCCATAATCCTGTCCTCTTGGTATGCGCCAAAATGGTGATTGTTCAGTTCAAATGTAGCATAGTCATCTGAGCATAATATGTACTGATCGACAACCGATTTTGCTATTGCTATCGCTGCCTCCAGATCCGATATTTCGTTCAGATATGTATACTCATGTTGAATATAACGATCCCAATCTTCATACCAAGTGAGGTACTTGATCTTATAAATCTTACTCATCGTAAATTCCTTTCTATAGGTTCTACCTATATAAGGACTAGTTAAATGTGCGAAAAAAAAATACAAAAAGTAAATATAACGAAAAAGAGAAAGCCCATGTATAAACTTTCTACATGAACTTCTCTTTTAGAACTAGAGTTCCTTGAAAGCGCAAACTGCGCTTGCCAAGGAAGTCCCAGCCGCCAACAGGTAGCTGGTCCAGGCTATCGTATAGCCGATACGTGGTGCAAACCTGGCCACCACGTAACCACTTACGATAGTTGTAACCAGCAAGCATGTCGTGGCATCCGTAAACTTCTTTGACATCATTTTTGTGCCTTTCTACTAGGTCCAACTTTCCTATATTAGGAATAGTATTTTTAGCGAGGCAAAAATTTTTATAAAAAGTAAATATAACGAAAAAAAAATGATAGGCCTTTAACCTATATGCTACCTATTACTGGGTCACCGCAGGTACTGCCGTGTCGCCTTGCTTTTCAGCCGTTCCATTCGCATAAAATGTACCTCTCTTCCTATATTAGGGAAAGTAAATTTAACGAGACAAAAATATAAAAGGAAGTTTCAGGCTTCGAACCTGAGTCTCCGTCATTATAGATCGGCGTTCTACCATTGAACTATTTGTCCGACCTGACTTAGGGCTCCGCGCAGTGGTAAGACACCTAAGCCTGCCGGGGTTTATACTCCTCTTCCTCATTATATGAATGGTTATTATAGCGAGACAAAAATATAAACGCCCTGTAAAAGCGGCGTCTATATAGAATTCTAAATCAATCTTGCATAAACAAACATGTATTTCAACACTTGTAGTGCTGTTACTTTTACTCGTTTATATGATCTGTATACGAATTTTTTCCAAACCTTATATCTTTTATAATCATTACGCTTTATTGCATCTCGCATAAAGCTAACATCCATCTTATAAATATTAAGATCTATTAACAATGCTTCGCGTCGATTCTTATAAACTTGTATGTGATCTTGCAATAACATTTGTTCAAAAGATGTCAAATACACTTTTATCTCCTTTCATAGAATCCTATATAAATAAAAGTTAAAAATGCGAAAAAATATAATCAATGGTAAAAAGAAGGGCGCTGGTTAAATACTACTTAACAAAAACTACATTCCCAATTTCATAAGCCTCAATGGCCTTTTTCTTTCCGCCAAGTTGTTTAACACATTTGTCACAAAGACAAATCGTATCAAACACTTCACTTTTATACTTCCGTCCATTGTTCTTCTTACAAATTTCGCACTTCATTTTTCATCGCTCCTTCTAGCGCCCTTCTTATAATACAAAAGGTAAATTTAACGAGACAAAAATTTTTACAAAAGGTAAATATAACAAAAAAAGAGAAAGTCCATGCATAAACTTTCTATACATCGACTTCTCTAAAAAGTTCTATTTTACAACCATCGCTGCTTTAGCGATTTTAATATGTACATTCTTAGCAGCTTTTCTAGTCTTCATAGAGCTTCGAGAATAACTCCATTGCTCCATATTACCTCTTGATAACATACCAATCGATTTTATAGATGCTACAGAATTATCTACCGACAACTCTATGCTCTTGATCAAATGCTTTGTTGCAAATATCATTCTATCGCTAAATTTTATTTCACTCATTTCTTTACCTCCTTTATAGAACTTTCTCTTATTTTAGGAAAGTTTTTTTAGCGAGGTAGGCAAAAAAAATATAAGGAGCTGGAAATCTTACGACATCCAGCCCCAGATATACTAACCAATCATCCTATATGAGATTATATGTCTTTATAACCATTATGTATAGCATCTAAATATGATTCCCAATACCCATGCTTTTTAAGCCAAGCCGCTTCTGCTTCTTTGTAATCATCATTATCTTCAGAATCTAATAAATTTTTAAAACGTTTGTCCTTACTCATTTCTCTATATAGATTCCTATAATCACTTTTGGTATTTGCTCCAAATACTTCATGCATTGCGTCATCCATAAAACGATATCTTCTGCTAGATGGACTATTATGCCATTCTTTTTCTTTTGCCGCTTGCTTTTTCTTCAATTCAATTTTTCTATCCTGTTCAATTTTAGAAACAATATCGGGGTCTAATCTTGAGCGTATACGATCCGCTTTTTGTTGTGCTTTTACAGCTTGAGTCATTATTCTAGCGCGTTCTATCCTACTTTTGTTAGGATGTATTTGCGAATTTAAATGTTTAGCAGCAGATTCATAAGAATCAGCACGTCGCATAAGCTTTGTTGTTTCGTCATACCGTTTTCTTCCAGCAGGTGTCAAAGAACCATCAGCATTCTGATACCTTCTTATACCCCCAATGCATTCCTTTAATTCCATGATGTGAAATATAATCTACATCTAATTGATCAATAAAAGTCGGAAGATACTCCATAATCTTTTACCCTCCTAACCCAACCGAACTATCAACAACGCAATACTAAATAGCTCGATTATGCTAATAGCAATTTGCGCTCTAATAAATTTCAAATATGCAGAACTCATATATCTCGAATACATACTCATAAAACTAATTACTTTAAGCGAAGCATCTATCGTTATAGATACCAAAATGCTAATAACTAAAAGTATCATCAAATATCCAAATCCTATTTAGTCGAATCCGTTTCGTCATCCATGTTTTGAGCAAGCCAAATAATGCACACAGCAGACGGCCCCAACAAAGGTATGGCTAAAATATCATCCGAGGATAAATCTCGCCATTTATCATCATACGAAGTGTATCCATTCTTGTGCAAAATCGATTGAAGTTTTCCTCTCTCATTTTCTCTCCAACCAAGAATTCTGCACATGGTATCAATTTGTGGAATATCAGGGTTGCCTTTTCTATGTCTACGACGTTGCTCAAAAATAATTTGACGAATTCGTTGTTTAGACAATTTGTAAAACTCTGAAAGTTTCATATCCGAGACTCCTATATTATGAAGCTTAAAAATATCACCATCTCTATCATACGACATAATTGAAATCGCCAACTTTATGGGTAATTAGTCGTTTGTCAATTTTTAAGCTCTAAAAACGCTTTTTAACAAGCCGTTTACCTGGGGTTTTGTAAGAGTGTTTCATACACTAAAATACCATGATTTGAAATATAACTAACGTCTAATTCCTCCTAAAAAATAAAGTATAGTAAAAAAAAGAAAAAAGGATTGTAAAGTCTTTCGACCTCACAATCCTTTTTCAAAAGTCCTTTACTTCTTGCTATAGAAATCTGTGTACTTGCTAAGGACCATGCAAATATCCATGGCCGTAGACCAGTCTACGTAGCGATGCGCCTTTTGCTTATAAAACTCAGGAACAGGCCTTGGCTGCATCATAGTTCCCTTATCGAATTCGTGGAACACCACTTGCGTCTTGTCAATCGCTTTGTGATCATCCTCGCGCTCGATGAGGGCCAACTGAATTGCCTCGAAATCCTCCTCCGTGAGCTCGTGAGCCAACACATGCCAAATAAACCAATGATTACGGTCATCATGGTTATATGCTGGAATAGCTGTCCCGCTCATATACAACTCCTCTCAATAGTTAAGTCTCTTTTGGACTCTTGCTATAAAGGAGGAGTTTTTTCTGCGAAAAATATAAAAGTATAGTTGATTCTATAACGTATCAAAATCATCAATTTTTCTAAAAAGTACTCCAGATCTTGTAAAAGCTTTCATTGCAGAATCGCCATACTTTTTGGACATATATGAACGAGTCTCTTTAGCTGCTTTCTTAATTTGTGCATGATCTTTATCGGTTACGTATCCTTTTCGATACGCTTCTCCCCAAGCTTGTCCAAGTATCTCACGTCCATTGCGCCCAATTGCAGAAACTTTTCTAGCATTCGGACTTAACTGATTGTAAAAATGATTTTCCATATCTTTATCCATCATTTTTAAATATTTCTTTTTAGCTTTTTGACTTTTGCGATCTAATCCTTCATAACGTTTTTTACCGGCAGCGGTTAGAGTGCCGTCATAATTTTCATACCTTCTCACACCCCAATGCATTCCTTTAATGCCATGATGCGCTAAATATGAATGCTGTAAATATTTCTTAAAACGATTATCATCACCGACATTAATATCATCGGGGTCGATACCATAATCATCCATTCGAGCTAGAATAGCATTAGCTAACTCTTGTTCTTGAGATGGTTTAGCGTAATTAAAAAACCTAATAGCAGATCGTACATGCTTTGCGTCAGGCATAGGAAATTTCTTTACCTTAGGCAACCCATACATCATTTTAGCATCATGTTCATCTCTAAATGAATGCGCAATAAATGACGGCTTAATATCAACATGAAGATCATCTATAAATGATGGTAGGTGTTCCACTTCTACCCTCCTATTCTTGTGAAGCTAAAAAATAAAAAGAATAGTAAAATAGACGGGGCTCGAACCCGTATTTCTGTCCGGTGATAGTGGTTTTACCTTTTAACCTACTATTTTACTATTCTTCTCATATAAGAGTCGGTAAAATTGGCGAACTCAATTAGATTTAAAATATTAACTAATGAGTCAGGATTATTATTTTAAATTGTATACCTACACTTTTCTCTTCAGAAAAACAAATTCTAATAGTATCCCGAAGCATAGCGTATCTAACAATTGATGATTTTCCAAATGAATCATATGCAAATTCAGAGAGCCAACCATCGCCACGCTCAAAAATGCGGTTAATTAAATACTCGCGTTGACTATTTAAAACATCATAGTCAGTATTATAATCAATAATTTGATAAGATCGAATTCCATGGTTTATGTTTTCTCTAATAAGTATATACAACGTTTCTTCCATTTTGAAAAATCCTTAAAAAGAAAAAGTGGTTGATCGTCAGTCCATGCCAAGAGTTCGTCCAGACTTTATCATTTGATCAACCATTTTACTAGCTGTAGATTCTGAATAGCCCAAATCTCTAACATAGGCCATAGATAAATCTCTGCCGGCACCATTAAGATAACGTTTAGTGTATTTTCTACCTTGTGAAGTAACTGTATAAAAACCATCATAGGGACTTTTGAAATTTTTTCTAGGTCGTTTTTTAATCATTTCGCGATCTTCTTTATTATATTGGTCTATTAATTTTGAATCATAAGTAGGTGTTTTTTCAAATTTTCTATTCCAATTTTTTTGAAAACTATCATAATCTTTTTCCCATTTCTTATAGGCATCTGAATTACGATATGCCTCTTCTTTTTTCGAAATATCATCTATGTATTTACGAGAATGTTCGCCTATTGGAGTAACTGTCCTCCATCTATTAGATCCGCCATGTTCTTTAGCACGTTGCTTGTGTACTTGTTTTTTCAAATCTTTATACATTACCTTAGTATTTTTATATCTTTGTTTACCTTTAGCCGTTAATGTGCCATCAGGATTTTGATATCTTCTTACACCCCAACGCATTCCTTTAATGCCATGGTGTGAAATATAATCTGCATCTAATTGGTCAATGAAAGTAGGAATATGCTCCATATGTCTTCTACTCCTCCCTCCTATCATCTTTTGAAAAAAAAAGAAAAGGTGGTTAATCTTTCGACTAACCACCTCTAGAGTTTTTTACAGTCCGCGTGGGACAGTCAAGTCCGATGCCATCTTCACCAATCTCATTGGTATCGGAGTACCTTGTTCAAGGCACAACCAAAACACTGTTACGGCACCTGTGACACCTATTGCTACCATTTTAGGCAGCACAACATCCCAATTAACCCATTGTCGTCTCCGAGCCTCCGCTAGCTGAAGTTCGACTTTAAGTCGCTCTGCTTCTGCTTTTTCAAGATGCTCCATTGACTTTGTGAGCAATTCGATGTTCTGTGCTCCCTTGGTTGCTTTATCAGTGTCAACGTGCTCCAACGCATTTTCTGTTATGCACTCTTTCAAGTGCTCCTCTAACAAATCTTTAGATGATGGTCCTTCTTCACTAACCTCCACGTTTTTAATAAATCCCATATACTCTAGAAACTTAATCGGAATTAACACCTTTTCTCCTTTCAAAATATGAGACACACCTCTTGTATCTCTCAATGTAGGAAAGGTATTTTATGCGGACTGTATTCTATTTTTAATTAAGATCGACAATTATTTGAGTTTGCTTTTTATAAACGTCGAGATAACAGCAGTTTTTCTTACCATGGAATGTAAACTCGAAATATAAACCATCACCATCGCGGGGAACACCGAATAAACCTTTAAAATTCTCAATAGCTTTACATTTCCATGTAGTATACACTTCATCTGGAGAAATTGAACCGAATATGTCAACAAGTTCATCCTGATTATTCCACCAATTAGCAATGGTAGTAGTAGCAAGTTTATTAAACTTTTCATCAGTCATTTCGCCGTATAAATCACTCATAGTAATATCTCCTAAGACATTCGACGATTTCTATAACGCTCAATTAAATCGTTAGTCGCATCAATTGTTGCTTGTGTCGCCATACTAATCACTGCCGGAGCACCGTTAGTTCGAATACTATTAATATTATTATATATGTCTCGACCATTTCGAATAGCCGTAGCATATGTACTAGGATCATCTGGATCGAAATCTCGTGTAACTCGACTAACCACGGCATTTCTAACAGTTCGAACACCTGCTCGAGCGGCATTTCCTACTACATTTCTAACAGTTCGACCAGCTTGAGATACACCATTTCTAACAGCATTTTTGGTTGATGCTTTAGCAGCTTCTTGTGCTTTAGATTTAGTATACTGTTTATTAGCATCATAAACGGCTTGTGTAGCAACACTCGCTTTTTTAGGTGTATTGTTATTAGCGTTATTTCTAGCAGCTTTACTAAGTAAATATGCGCTTGTTCCGGCTACGGCTGCTGTTGCTCCAACTCCTAATGCAATTTTTCCAGCTTTACGGAGTGCCTGTTGCTTTTTAGTCAATCCTTTTGTTGTAACATTTTTTGGATTAACTTGCTTATAGCGACGATTTTCCATAAAGTAATATGGCACTTTTTTAGCACTGCCATAAGTTAATGCCGCTCCACCAGCTAATGCAACAGGAGCAAGTGCTCTAGTATTAGGATTAGAATATAAATACGCAGATCCAGCAGCTGTTAATGCGGCTTTAGCAGCAGTATTAACTCCCGCCCATTTAAGTCTGTGCTTCGCGACAATTTCTCTACCGGCATTAATATCTTGTTTGTTTAAATCGGCGTGTTTTCTATCAGAACGAGTTTGCGTTCGACGAATTTCTCCAGAAAGTAAATTCTTTATTCTAGGATTATCGCTTCGCTCACTCATTCGCTGAAGTCTATTAATTTTATAATATTTGCGAGCATCTTGTATACCATATCGACGCTTACCGGCAGGCGTAAGATGGCCATTTGCATCCTCGAATCTACGCACTCCCCACTTCATACCTTTAATTCCGTGATGCATTAAAAATAAATCACTTGTTTCGTCCATAGCTACCACCTTTTAATTAGCTATGAGCTTTGCGATATGCATTGGCTATTTTCGCACTGTCACGTATGGCATCTATTGCTCTATTAGCATTCCTAGAGCCAGCATTCGAATCAGTATAAACAACGTTTAATAAATTATAGTGTTCAAAATATTTTCTACCTTGTTCAACATCACTAAAACCTAGATCTTTAATTTTAGCATTATGATATTCGTTTAAATATCGATCTGCTATTTGTTTACCTCGTGCTTCTTTTTCAGTAAGTGCTGTATTTAATCTGGAATATGCTTTATCATACTCATATTCCGCAATGTCCATATTATGTTCTGATGCTCTATCTCTTAAGTTTGAAGCAGCTGAAGCTTCGTTTTCTGCTTGCGTAACTTTCCTACTAAGTCTCTGGTATTCTTTGTCATTGCGTTGAGCCGTGCTTATTTTTTTATTCACTTTACTAGCGTATTTGCCGTCAATGCTACCAGTTTTTAAATAGTTAGATCTTTGTATTTTTCGAATATCTCGTCTCAATGATCGACGTTCCTGTCGATATCTTTTAGTTCCTGCTTTAGTTAAAGAGCCATCAGGATTTTGAAATCTTCTTACACCCCATTTCTGACCCTTGATTCCATGATGCATTAAAAATAAATCATTCATTTCATACATGGCTACCACCGTTTAATTAAAAAAGTGCATCTTTCTAATATCTTGTATACCATTTACCGCCGGACTATATGGCGTCACTTTTGCCGTAACAGAATCAACTTTATAACAAGAATCAGAAATTGCACCATCTTTGTTCGGATTATAATTCTGTGGAGCCATTTCTAAATAGTAATCGCCTTCGTATTCATATCCAAAACCAGTACAGACCATATGCAATTTATTTTCAGCAATTTTTATCGCACGATCCGGAGACATTAATATTCACCTCACTAACCTTCACTTGGTACTACTATTCGTTTCTTCTTTAAAAACTCAATGTTCGGTTCTGCATTATCATACCGCGTTACACTAACTGGCATACATGGAAGTATGCTTTTAGCTATAAAATCATCAACATATGAGGAACCTCTGGTGCCATGCGCACCACCCATTCCAAGTATTCCAGTAGTTGTAGCAATTAGCTGCGAATCAATAAGATGCGCCTGACCTTTTTCGTCGCATTCAAAAGCAATACAATGACCCATACCGTTAGCAAGAGTAAGATTAATAGCTCCTCTAGCTCCAGGACCCATATCCTCACATTGTTTAAGAATATTGTCAGTCATCCGTCTTTGATCTCTAGCAAAACCTTGGGGATCATCGATGGCTTGTTTTTGAGCTTGTTTTTGCATTCGTAGATTAGTACGAAGATTTTTAATACTAAGCTCTCTATCTTTAGCCGCAGCTCCTCCACCAGAACTTATACCCGGAATAGTATGGTATTCTGCTCCAGCATATGCTTTTCGCATAAAACGCTCTAGATGCACATGGCCTGGTCCAGCTTCAACATCATAACCTCGTCTACGAAGATCATATGCAACTGAGCAATGAGTACAATTAAACAAATATGCATCATTTCCGCTTTTGGCATTCGGGTTAACTTTTATAGCAGCAGTAGCCATGGAACTGTCACGTTGAGTTAAAATTGGTAAACCAGGTTTACGCAATTCAGAAATATTATGTACTCCGCCAACCGGCATGCCACTCTTAGATATTGCGTACGCACCCATTCCGGCTAAACCAACAGCCGTAGCCGCGCCAGCAACTTTTGCAGCAGTTTTAAGTTTGTTATTGGATTTAGTACTATTTTCTGAATTGCCGTATCGAGCTCTGCCAGCACGGGTTAAAGAACCATCTGAGTTTTGAAATCGTCTAACACCCCACTTTTGGCCAAGAATACCATGGTGAGCTAAATATAAATCATCCTTATAGGAGGGTAAATACTCCATTATTGACCTCCCATGTTGGAATTACTCATTCTGCTTATAATAATTATTAGTACTAACGCCAAGAAGCGCGCCAAGAAACGTATCGATAACGGTAATAGTACCAACAATTTCCTCACCGAACGGGAGTCCCCAAATCCTGGCAAGCCCAAAATATAAAGTACCGAGAGCGGGAAGAACAATAAGTGCAATCCACTTAAGAAGATCATAATATTTGTTACTAAGAATCATAAAATATCAACTCCTAAATTGGTTTTGTTTTCTGAAAAATCCTGACGGAAAAATTCAGGCTTTATAAAAATAAAAGAGAAACCCAAAGCTCCATAATAAAATTTATAGAACTTTGGGTTCCATTTTGAATTTTATTAATAGTCGTTGTATAGTATTAATCCAAAACAGCATACAGCTATTATAATGCCTATTATTCTACATAAATTAATTGCTGCGTCTTCAAACATCGGCATCGCGCTTCTTTTTACCTCGTTCAATAATTTCCTGCACCTTAGCTTTAGCTTCTTCAATAGATGCTGAACTAGGACGATTGTCTATAATGTCTATCTTCTTGCGAGAACGACGATTACCATTTCCACGTTTATTAATAAGTTCACCTATGTTAATAATCATGATAGAATCCTTTTTAATAAATTAATTTTTAAACCTTATCAATCCAAATAGCGTCAATAGATGAACCAGCAACAGCTAAAGTAGTGCCCTCAGTATCGCTTGTCTTCATAACCGGTAACCAAGAACCGCCTTTAGCATGAATACTAAATATAAAACCTGCTCCGATAATCTCAATGCCAGTAATGGGTGTATCATCGCCAAGAGCCTCGGCCTTGTTCATACCAAAACCAGTTTTATAAGGAAGCCACTTACCACGCTTATTGCGAACGCGCGCCTTTAGAATATCAGCAGCTTCGATGGTAAAATTAATAATGGGAAGACCTAAAATACCAGCATACCCGATATCACTACCATCCATAGCCTCAACACCGAGCATTTCAGCACCCCAACCATCTGAATTCTTGATAGCATAATGGGGGTGAATAGGCGCCTTAACAACAATCTTTTTCTCGTCAACCTCAGCCATAAAAATATCCTTTCCTAAACTTCCCGAATCTCGAGTTGCTTGACGCGTTCAACATATGAATCTATAAAACCGTTCTTAGGATTTATGACGGTATACTTTTTATGCATATCCATGAGCGAACTAAGCTCTTCTGAGGTAATCCACTTACGAGTAATATACTTTTCGCAATAATGAAGAATGGTGGTACGCATGGTTGCCTGAGTGGCATCTCCAATCCCATCCATTTTTTCATCCATCTTTTTGCGCCAAGCCTTACTCTCGTCGCTATAACTTTTAAGTGTGTCTAATACAAGTTTAACCAACCATCCAACCGTGCCAGTAAGAATGGTCTGAAATATCAATCCGGCGGGTAAATTAATCATCATGTTTAAGCAACCCTCTTAATCTTCAGAAGAGGCTGCTCAACTACAACCGTCGTCTCACCATTATTCACAATTGTAAGCGTCTCGGGACCGCAACAGCACGTATGCACCCCAGTCTCACACGCTACATTATTTACATCGCCGACAGCATCGGTGGTAGATACCATAGTCGTCTCCGTCATGGGCGAACCATTCAGGAACATAGTAAGCTGTGCTGCATCGCCAGCTGTCGTAGAACCAATATTCGCCTTAAAGAAAATATCATAGATTGCCTGCTGCATACGAAGGGTAACAGCACCAGAACTGATACGATGGCACTCCGCACAACCCGTATGCAGGATTTCTAAGTTAAAAGTAACGGACTGATTAGGCCCAAGCGTTAAGCTAGTATCATTAGTCAGAATAAGCACTATTATCAGCTCCTAAAATATAAACGTGTTGTAAAACTAAAGAGCATAATGCATTACTTCATCGAATACCAATACTTACGCTCTTCTGTAAAGGGTATTAGTTCAACATTAAAATAACCCATAAGAGTGTCACAAATTTCCCAAGAATTATTCGCTTTACGATAAGCTCCGTAAGAAGGGAAATCGAGATCTTTCTTGCGTCGAAAACGACGATTGAATAATTTCTTTAAGCTCTTGTCACCGCAGCATTGAATAAGTGGATGCTTTTTTCGACTGCGAGACATGTTGACCTCCTAAAACTTCTTTCCGAGAAAATATAAAGTATGAGTGAAGTCGTTGACCGCATATGTAATAGGAATTCGAGAAAGCATCCATTTTGCTTTTTGATAATCGGTCTTGTTCTCAAAACGCACATGATGTACATCACGTGTTTTTGTAGCTTTAACCTCCTCGATTTCAACTTGCATCTTCGAAATCATCCCCTGGGAAAATTTTGCGTTAAACGTTTAAAAAGACTTCCATTTTGAATGCATCAGAAAAATCTAAGAACCCCACCATTCCCAGATTGTGGTTTTCGCCTAAGTCCCGAGCGCTCATGAAAACCTCCCACAGCAAATCTACCCCTCTCTAACGCTTTTTCTTCTTTGGTTTATAGCTAGAAAGACGTAATGTGCAATTTGTACAAACCAAATCGAAATAAGCTCCGTCGCGAGTTGATCTTATGGACCCTTGCGGAATATACATATATGATCCACAGGCAGGGCATTGGTCTTTTGGAAGTGGTTTAAACCGCATCTCACAACACCAGATTAGACGGAAACTAATTTATCGAGCGTTTTCGAGGATTCCTAATGCAATGTATCGGTCTTTCTTACTAGAAGCTCCGATGTAGTGCCCCCATGCATAACCATCGTCTCCGATTATGATAGAATCAATCGTTACGGTATCGCCCTTAGCATAGTGAACCTCTTTGCCACCACTCATGACGACTTTGCCCGTCTTAATAGAAGGGGCATCTCGGACTCGCAGAAAATCGCTACGAACGGTAACTGTCTTATTCACAGTGAATCCCTCCGTTTTTGTACTGTCCGCAGGAAGATTAGCAAGCGGCCATCCTCCTCCAACAAAGCCTGCACCAGTGGGGAGCAGACGCTCTGCTACTCCTCGACTTGGCGTGCTGTCGATAATATAAGGAACTGTGCCTGACCTGCTAACCACTCCAACATGACCGGTATTAGTGCGACTTGTTCCAAAGAAGACCAAATCGCCCGGCTTTAGTTTGGATTTATCAGTGGTCCAATGGCCGTTGCGATAAACCCAATCTGACTGTGAACCATCACCATTTTGATGACCCTGCCAACCAGGAATGGTCAGACCAGCAGCCTTGTATGCGCAAGTGCTTAGGTAGGAACAATTATAGGATCGTCCTTCAACACCGCCAGACGGAGTATAGCTATAAGAACAGCCAAGGTTCCTGCGGCAATATGCCACAATTGCATCACGAGAATTACTCATTGCTAGCCGTCCATCCATAGATACCGGGTTCCCAGACATTCGCATCGACGTCTGAAATCCAAGTCGAATCGTTATGCTTTACCTTGTCACCCTTGTTATATGCGTCCTGAGCGCCAGTCGGCTGAATCCATTCTGGAATATCACCCTCCGGTGCCGTACGAGTCCACAGAGCAGGAGTAATAGGCGGCTCCCAACCCTCCTGCGAGGTATGCGCCTGCACGCAACGGTAAAGCTTCGAGTTATACTGAATACGCTCACCGGCCGTGTAGGAAATATCAACAGCCCACTCGGGGTACATGTTGGTAACCATCTCGGCCTGCTCGTCGGTTAGGATTGGGAGCAACTCATCGAGAGCATCCTGAACCGGGTCGATCCACTCTAAGAATAACGGATCATTTTTTAAAATATCAAAGGCCTGCTCCTCGGTTAAAATACCCTCATAAGGAGAAATGATAAGTTTGGTAATATAGCCTGACACGTTTTCGCCGGAACTCTCGACATCAATAACCGTATCTTGGTCAATTCGGCTTGTGATGCAGGTAATACGGTGCTCGTTACGGACCACACCATCTGGCATCATGACCTTACGGATTAGTGTTTCCAAAATATCCTCCTTACAAAGCAAACGTGAATGAGAACGAAACCCATGCTGACGTTGGGATGGCGGCATTAGTAGAGCCGTTACGATAACGTTCGCACTGAACTTTGCCGTCTTCATAAACAGCCAACAAGAATATCGCACCGCCAGAACCCTGGCAAATAGTGTTACACTGCAAACTAGGTCTGAATCCGGTTGGCAATATGCCAATTAAAAAATTGCTGCCAGCGGCCACTTGTGATTTTGGTTTAACAGCACCTCGTATGGTAACAAGACTGCCAACGTGACGTTTGTATTTAGGCAGCCAAGAATCAGAATATGACTGTGCGTTGCTTTCAAGAGGTAGATTCGCCCAATCGGTTTCGCCTAATGCTTTTCTCCAAGCAGCCGCCTGCGTCATCTCTACCGTGGCGTTTCCGCTATTATCCAAAAGAAGATTCAGCGCGTTGGTTTTTCGATTGGTTCCGGTTCCTCGTTGGGCCTCTATCTGAATGCCACGAGCTCGAGGATTCCAAGAGCCATCGCCACGATGCATGGCTCGAATATAACCAACGGCTAATTCTTGATCAGTTTCTCCGGCCGCAATCGATGGATACATGTAGAGACCATTACCCCAAACAGTTACATCACCGCTTGGATCTGTGCCGGCTGGAGGAATATCAGAGTCCAAAATCTCAAAGTTCACATTATCGCAACGTAGTTTGATGCCCACGTCAACGCCGTAATCCAAATCGGCCGCATGTCCAATTCCTATGTTATGACCTTGGTTACCAAAATCTAGCGTATAAAATGCCGGAGACAATGTCGATGTAGCGGAAGCTGTGTTACCCGTCTGGCCAGATGTATCGCTAACCGTCACTCGAATATGATATGTTGTACCCGTTTCAAAGCTGGCTGTATTGAGTGCTGTCGTCTGGGTGGTGTCTGATGCTTTCGTGAGAGATACCGACTTCGCGGAGGTCCACAATGTTTCAGATGCGGCCTTATACTCTATGAGGAGCGTCTTACCTTTATTGCCGCTAGTTAGCGATATATCAACCGACCACGTGCATTTGACATAGCAGTATTTACCCTCATCCGATGCCGTTCCAATCGTGTCGGATGCGCGGTAGACGGAAAGTGCGCTGATTTTCGGAGGAATATAAGCACGCTTCCAGACAGCGTAAAGAGTAGCCGCCGCATTATCTTCGTAGCTGCCTCCTGCCGCGTACTTTACTTCACCCGACCCAGGAGAGCTCTGTGTAATAGACCAACCCATGAAGTCGTAGCCGTCAAGCTTCGGAACCGTCGTCGAGAGCTTCAGCGTCTCGCCATACCATTTGGTCTGAGAACCTGGTTCGCCGCTACCTGTATTGGCGTTGTAGGTTATGTTATAACTTTTCTTTGCAGGTACAGATACCGTTGCAGATGCCGTGGAGCTGTGACCACTCCATGCATAGGTGGACGTGACTGTCGCCTTGACTGTAATGGATTGCGCAGAATGTGTCTTTGTAATGGACAGCGTCTTGGTGCCCATCGTGTACGTTCCGCCAGCTGAGTAGTAGCTACTGCCAGTCCACGAACTTGTACTTCCGTTGATGTTGGCGGTTCCCCTGAAGTTGCCGCCCGAGTCATGACCGCTACCCATCTGACACTTAACGACTACCTGAATAGTCGCAGATGTATCGGTACTAGCGGAGGTCGAATAGTCCATCCTCGCACGGAACGCATTATAACCCGCCCCAGTGTAATATCCACCGTATGCTGTTGCCATATGCTATCCAATCCACTTGAGGGACAGGTTTCCATTGTCTCGCCTAGTCCACATCCAGTTGCCTATGAGAATCTGATCGGAGCGCATGACAGGTGCCACGAACTCCATGCCGCTCGTCTCTGCTAGAACTGTGCCACCGTTTTTAAACTGCTGCGAGGTGTTAGTCGTGACTGTCTTGAACGTGCTGTTTTTTGCTCCGATTATCAGACCCTCAGCCGTGTCGAAATTGAGCCACTTCTGGCGAGATTCAATCTCGGCGTCAAGGTCCTGTCTTAATGAGTTAAGATACGTCTGGATGGTGGTAATGGTCTTGTTCTGCTCCGTCGTGGTGTCGACAAGCTGGTCCGAAAGCTCGCCAATGTCAGTGATGGCGCCTTCCAGCGATTCGTTGGTGCCTTCCAATGCCGAATTAGTGGCATATAGCATATCGCCAGAATACGACTTGTATGGACCGGTATATTCGCCCTCATAAAGAGACACGCGGAGATCACAAGTTATAGAAGCCCCAGGCGGTATCGCAATAAGCGTACGGGTTGTACAATGTGTCGAATTAGCGACCGACGAAGGATCGGCGATTGTCGTTCCGACATGGTACTGAGAACCATTAGCGACAGCAACGTTTCCGAGACTACTGTTTCCCACAAACATCGAAGGCCATGATGTTGCATGTTGCGTGGTGCCAATGCAGGTCACGTTTCCACTCTTAGTGACGTTACGAAATTCCATCAGGACTGTATACTTTGTATTACCCTTCAAGTCACCTGCAAGATGACGCCATGAACCAATTTCATATATAGTAAGCCATACCATATTCGTTCCGGTGTTATTATAATTATAATGTGCCCATCCATCCGATAGTTGTTCAAGAACGATCGCCCCAGAACCAGTCATCGATTTGTTGTTGTCCCAATATCCATTCGCATTATTGCTTGAGTAGATATCATTAAGTGGCATTGTGAAAAAAGGGCTCAGGTTCGGCCGGGCCGACTGATAGGTAATCGAATCGACATATTCTGTCTGGTCCTCCGGAGCAGGAGTCCAATCGGTGGCCTTATTACCCTTTTCGAGTTTCACGTTGGACAATGTTAACACCATCGAAGTCGTGATTGCCGTTCCAACGGCATCAATTCTTGCGCGAAGTGTCGTTCCAGCACACGACGCCAACTTTGAACTAACTGTATAGGTCTTCTTCACATGCCCGCTCGAAGCTCCAGCCGCAAAGGTTACAAGAACACCGAAATATTCCCAAGGATCAACGTTTGTTCCTATCTTGAGGGTAGAGTTCGCCGCTGCGCCAGTAACGCTCCAATCGAATGAGATTGTTATGCTGTCACCAGCGGACAACCCTAACGTATTGTATGCGCCAACAAGCTTGTACGGATCCCAAGTAGTATAGCTTCCAGCAGCTATTGCAGGCATGGTCTTTGATTGCGGAGTACCCGTCGCAAGAAGCAGGTTTCTTCCGCCCACTACCATGTTGCTATTCAGAATCGTGCTGGCAGCTGCGTCTGTCATCGCGCCCACGGTCAAAGTCTTGCTAGCATTGATGTTAGCTGCATTGAGCTTATTCGCTGTGACGGTACCCGTGATAATGTTTCCACCGTCGATTACCGTAATGGTGTTGTCCAGCAGGACGGACGTATATCCCACCGTGCCATTAGCCATCTCGTACTGCTCACACGTGTAGATATACTTGTGCGTGCTGCTGATGGCGACGTGCATCTTGGTCCACGCGGCGTTACCATCATCTGGCTTGGTCACCCAGTTCGAGGATGCCGTACCAGGCGTAGCCGGAGCCGTGGCGCTGTTCGAGCGATACCAGATGCGCTGGGTGCGCTTGACCGCGCTTGCCTTGGGCGCAGCCGCGTTGGCGGTGGTGTTTGCCGTGGTCGCCAATGCCTGAGCGGATGCCGCCGTCGTCGTGATGGTGGTCACCTGCGTACAGAGCAGCGGCGGGTCATACGTCTGGCAATCCGTGAACTGCGCCTCGGACGAAGGCTCAACACAGGATGCAAGAACGATATCAGTCGCTTCTACCCACGTCCAGTCGGAGATGGCACTGCTCGTAGCCGCGTCTGGATTGGCCGACTTCCATCCGCCGTTGTACCAGACCGCATAGATGGTGCCCGTCGTGGACGTAGCGCTTGACAGCCTGAGCACGAGATAGATGGGAATGTTATACGGATATGCGCTGTTCGGGTTGACCGTGGCGCTCGGGACCGTGCGCTTGACTCCGTTCCACAGAACCCAGCCCGCACCCGTGCCCTTGGTCTTCATGACGGGGTCGTAGGCGTAGAACCTTGCCTCACCACCAGCATATGTGGTTCCCTGGTTGTCGTCCCACTTGACGTAGAAGCCGTTGCCAGAGGCTGTTTCGATGGAAGCATCGATGTCTTCTGGTGCGGGCGTCCAGTCGGTAGCTTTGTTGCCCTTTTCGAGCTTGAGCGTGCCGTCTTTAATCTCTATCCATCCACCTGATGTTGCTACATAAGTCAGAAGAAGAAATGCATAGACCTTATTTGTTGCTGTGGGGAATGTCCAAACAGCACTGAACTTAGCCCACTCGGTTTCGGACTTTGTTACTGAAACGCTATGGCCAAGAGAGGTATTGCCAGTGGTACCACCTTCGTTAGTTGTTGCAAGAAGATATGGCGTTCCGATTGAGGTCATGTTGGTTCGATACTCGAATGAAACGGAAAGACTCTCTCCGCCTGTTACGGCATTGTACGCGACAAGTGGTACAGCAAAACCGTCGCTAGTGCTTGAAGTATTGTGAGTTGCCTTTATACCGTTATCTTTGCGCTCCAAAGTTACTGCGTTAGCATACTTCGTCCACCCATTAATGCTCATCGGCACCGCCGTGTAAGACCACGCAGTTGATGACACTTGGGGATTTTGAGTCAATCTCAGCAGGTTCCTACTGCCGACCTGAATCGATGAAATGGAGTCATCAACATAAGCTGTTTGGTCCTCTGGTGCAGGAGTCCAATCAGTAGCTTTGTTGCCCTTTTCAAACTTTGCACCAGCAAAGTATACGGTTCCGGCCGACAGCAATCTACCAATCATAACATTGTTTGGTAAAGAGGATCCCGCTTTGACGTGCCATGCAATCCAATAGCGTTCCCATGACGTCGTGATTGGCGTTAATATTGCTCCGTCAGAAGATGATGTTGTTCTTCCGACAGAATTTCGTCCCTCATCTACAACAGCTGGGGACCATAAATAATTGCGTAGGTCGATTGCTGCGTCCGCTCTTGCCCAAAAGGAAAGTGTATACCATGCGTTTGCTTCTAATGGTCTAGTCCATTTCCCGGTAAAGAACACATCAGCACTACCTGAACCCCAAACGAACTTTAAGATTTGGCAACCAGCTTTCATATCGCTAGTGATAGTTCCGGTTCCATTACTGGTAGAAACTTTGCCCCAATTCTGGGTCTGTGGCAGCAAATTCCTCCCACCAACCTCAAGATTGTCTAAGTTGTCCTGAACCGTCGCGGCCGCACCCTTGGCATCATAAGCGGCGTCAGCACTAGACTTAATCGCTGAGAATATCGCAGTGCCGTTAATTTCGACCTTCGACGCCTGAATCTTGACCGTCTCAGCACTCTGGTTGATTGAGCTGATTACCCCGTCCTTGGACACCTTGAGTTCGATGTTCTGGGCATTCTGGGTGATGCTTGACTCTGCCGATGATATGCGAGTCTCGATGTCCTCCGGTGCGGGAGTCCATTCAGTGGCCTTGTTGCCGTATTCCAACTGCGGGTGACGGTAGTCGATGGGGAACCCGCCATGATTGTAGAGTGCAACGTCAAAGTGCGTGATGCTCTCGTATGTGTATCCCGATGGAATCTGGCTAAACGATTTTCGTGCATCATCATCGAACGTTAAGGTCTTGCTAATTCGCACCCATTCGTTTTCCTTCAGAACAGAGGATAAAAACCAAGAATCAATGGTTCCGATTCTGCTTGCCGTGGTCTGGTTGGCATAGCCATGAATGTTCAGGTAGAAGCTGGAAACTGCGCTACTTGGGACGTTATGCCCACGAACGTCACAGGAAATTGTGACGGTCTTTCCGTTCAAGAGTTCAATCGGACGATGCGCGGAGCCAGATATGTTTGACCATGAAACAGATGGCGGTGTTATGGTTGCGTAGGTTCCACCGTCCTCATTAACAAGAGTCACTTCACTCGATGTCGTTCCGTTCCACCTGTAGAAGTCTCCGGAGCGAAGTATGAAGTTCCTCCCGCCAATCTCGAGGTTATTAAACTCGTCCTTGGTGGTGTAGTTCTGTGAGACGGTGGAGGTAATCTCATTGGCCTTCGCGGTGATTGCGGCGTCGCGGTCTGTGACCTCCTGCGTAATCTTGCCGTCAACAGTGCTCTTCGTGTAAACGTCTGAGGAGTTGGCCTTGAGGGCGATGGCCGAGGCGTTGTTGGAGATTGAGGTCTCGTTGTCGGAGACTCGTTCCTCAACACCGTCAATGTCGCTCTCGATTGTCGTGAGCCTAGAGCCTACCGTTGACTCGAACTGCTCGGTAGTCTGTTTGAACGTGGCGTAGTTCGTCTGTAGCGTGCTGAGGCTCGTGCTGGTCGTGTTTGCGAGCTGCTGGGCCTCTGAGGTGGCGCGGTCGTATACGACGTCGGTCCACTGGTAGTTGCCATCGCCCTTCTGCTGCTGGTAGCAGTAGAAGTAGTGCGGGTAGCCACTGTTCCAGACTGGCACCACGAGGTTCCAAGCGTTCGCCGTGTTCGCGTTGCTGGTGCTGACGACCGACGTTGGCTTGCTCGGTGCCGTGCTGTTCGCCTTCGTGAACCAGAGCTGCACGCTGGATTTGATGTTGGCGTTCGCCGTGCTCTGGGCGTTGGTGGCCGTGGTGCTCGCGGAGTTGGCCGTGCTCACGGCAGACGCCGCGTTGGTCTTTGCCGTGCTTGCGTCGCTTGCCGCCGTCTCCGCAGTGGTCTTGGCCTCGGATGCGGTCGTGCTAGCGGTGGTTGCCGCGGTCTTCGCGTCCGACGCGTTGGTATTGGCAGTGTTGGCCGTGGACAGGGCCGTCGATGCGTTAGCGTTCGCGGTGTTGGCTGTGGTGACCGCAGCGGATGCGTTGGAATCAGCCGTCCTAGCGGTGGACTGGCTCTCTCCCATGGCGATGTCGCGCACGACCGCGGACCAGCCATAGGTACCATCCGCATACTCATACTGCCAGCAATAGTAGTAGTGAGGGTAGCTTGAGTTGTAGGCGGGCACCACGATTCGCCAAGCGTTGCCAGACGTACTAGTGCTCGTAACCTGAGAAGTAGGCTTGCTCGGCGCGGTCGTGTTGGCCTTGGAGTACCAGAGCTGGATGCTGGATTTAACCGTCTTGTCGAGGGTGCCCTGCATCGTGGTCTGAGTGGTAGTGATGCTTGAGAGTTGCGAGGTATGACCATCAACCGTGTCGGAGACGTTGTTCACCTTCGTGGTGAGGGTACTGACGGTGGAGCTGTCTGCCTTGGTGCTCAGAGTGTTCTGGACGCTAGTGAGGGTCTGCGTGTGGCCGTCAACCGTGTCACTCACGGTGTTGAGTTTGTTGCTGATGGTGGTTACAGTCGACCCGTCTGCCTTGCTCTCGACCGTCTCTTGCAGCTCACCGATGGTGGTGTTAATGCCAGAGATGTCCTGCTCATTCTTGCTGACGCGGTTCGTAACGGCGGTGACTGTTGAACTATCCGCCTTGTTGGCGATTGCCGTGGTGTGCTGAGAGATAGTCTGCGAATGCTGGTCTACTGTGTCGCTGACCTCGTTGAAGGTCGTCGTATCAACCTTATCGAGAATATCATCCTCTGCGTCAGACATGCGGGTCTCAAGGTTGGTGGTTCTTGTAGTTAACGAGCCCGTATCGGTCTTGAGTGTGGAAATATCGCTGTCGAAGGTAGTGATCTTGCCCTCAGCTGTCTCAAGTCTCTGCAAGGCATTGGTTACGTCGCTGTCCTTGATTAGCTGCCAAGAATATGTACTACCACTCTTTGTGAATCGGTAGTTGTAACCATTCTGCTGCGACTGAGAATTCACAACAAAATATACGTCGCCGACGTGCGTATCCCTAACCGCAGCAGTCGTCCAGTTACTCGCAGGAGAGTTGTTCAGCGTAGGTACAGCGGTTCCAGTCCAAGTCTCAATAGCGCCATCAATCTCAGACTGCATTGTTGCTAACTTAGCATCAACTTCAGATTCGGTGTAGACATCATCTTCCAATTTTGAAAGACTGAGCGAACCCTCACCGATGCGCTGTCCATTGATGGTGCCAGTCGTGATGTTATCGGCATTGAGGTTCGTAACGTTGATGACCGAACCATTGATAGTGCCCGCCGTCAGCTTATTTGCGCTGACATCGTTAATCATGGCACTAACAATCGCGCCGTTCTTGATGGTACCATTCTCAATCCACGCCACGTCGCTGTTCGACATGTTAGCGTGCATGTAGGTGGCCTCAATCTCGTCTGCCGTAATGTAATCGGCCTCAAGGTCCGAGATGTTGGCCTTGGTCGATTCGAGATTCGTGATTCGGCCATTTGCGGCATTTAGATTTGCAATAGTCGCATAAGTGGTACTCAACGACCCGACAGTAGCGTGGTCCGCCTCGAGCTCAGCAGCCGTGAGGTTCTGAACCTTAGCAGAATTGGCGCGAATGGTGCCGATGTCAGCCGTATTTGTCTCAAGCGTGCCGATTCTAGCAGTAGCCGCGCTCAAGTCATCAGTAGAGACATGGTCAGCCTCAAGAGTTCCAATTCTAGCCTTAGCCGCCTCGAGGTCTGTGATGGTAGCTCGAGTGGTTTCAAGAGTGCCGATTCGACCAGTAGCGGCATTAAAGTCGTCGACAGACACGTGGTCGGCCTCAAGCTCTCCAATTCGAGCCTTCGCCGCATCGAGTTGCTCAACTTTAATATAGTCAGCCTCAATTGCAGCGATTCGAACAGTAATGCGGTCTACAGAGCCAATCGAACCAAGAGCAAGCGGGGTCATTGCATGCCCCTGCTCGCCAGTCAGAACAATAGTTGCAATATCGCCTTCCTCAAGTCCTCCGAGAGCATCAACCTCAATAAATTGGTCATCACTCTCGGAGAACATGAGGCCATCAATTTTAACAAGGGTTTTGCCGTCTGCAGACGCTTCACCCACTTCACCAGTAATCACGTGAAGATTCGTAGGAGCAGAAGCCTCCGCCCCCTCAGTCTGAGTTACGCCGGCTAAATAAGCGGCGGCTTCTGATTTCAACATAAGAGATTAAACCTCTTTCATCGAAAGTTCCTGCGTAAATTCGGAGAGATTTGTAGTTACGCTCTTTATCAGAACTTTACAACTCGAATCAGCTCCTTGAGGAATGAACGTCGCAACCATGCCTGCGTGGTAATCCGCAAATACACTGCTCGCTGTCCACTCATTTCCCTTATCTTGGGCATCTTCCCAATTCTGCTTAGCTATGGAATCTAGTTCCGATTTTGAAGGATTCTCGCTAGCTCCTGAATATGAATCAGAACGAGCCTTCAAATAACCTCGAACATCGATTGATGTATCGTCTGTCGCAGGAGCATCATACGAACCTGCAATAACTTCCTGCGTGGTTTTACCGTTTTGCTCTTTCGAAATAGTTGCCGTGACAATTGCTCGACCAGGAGATTCCCATTTCTTATAAGTTTTGTTAATTGGCGCAACAGTTAAGCCAAACAAATCATGAGCATCTATGACAATCGAAGGAGTCTGCTTGGATGGCGCGATATACTTGGTTAGAGTGACGCGACCGTGTCCGTCAACGTCCATTCGATCATAACCTTCAGATATCTCGAATAAAACCGTGCTTAAGTCGCTACCAGGTTCGTACAGGATTGTGCTTCCGAACGAATGGTCTTGGGCGCCTTGAGTTGTGTACTGCATTTTAGTCTGGGACTTCATGAGATTGGTCCAGATTGTTAACAGTTTTGCGCCCTTACCGATGGTAATCGGATCTTTAATCTTATGATCGAGCAGACCCCAGATAGTTCCTTCGATTGTGTAAGACCTATTTATATAACCGTGTTCAATGGTTTCTGAAATATCAGAGACATAGCCTGTTACAAGTTCTTCATACCAGTCTTCAGACGGAATGGTTATACTTATGCGAAGACGAGCATTGTCGACATATCCGTCGCTCTCGCCCTCTTTCACATATGTGGATACCTTCGCCTGAACACGACTATCTGACTCATAGTTCTCAGTAATGGTTATGCCGCTATTCTGAACACCCTCTAGAAAGCCAAGTACATTGTCCAAGTCGGTTTGGTGAACGACACTGACGGTAATGTCATAGCTGTAGTTTGCGATGGTCCAGTCCATGACTAATCCTCCACAACCGACTGCTTAACTGTTACATTAGAATATCCGAGAGCCTTTTTAGAAAAGTCAATTTCTTCAATCGCAACAGTGTGCCAATCGCCATAAGGTGTCCTGTAAACTGGATGAATTCCTTGACCACTAAGAGTCAGCATCTTGCGAATATAAATACCGCGAGCATGCTCTGGTAATGGAGTCGAAGCAATATACTCTGCATCATCATCCAGAACATTGGCATCGATACTCATATCGGCGGTAATATTATTGCTAGCAAACCCAACAGGATATCTACGTCCGATAGGCTTAATATACAACTGATCTGTGATATAATGTCGAGTTTGCTGTGGAGGATTTTCCTCATTAACAGCAAGAATTGCGCACTCGGCGTAATGGTCTAGCGCGACCGGGTCCGTCCAATTCCACATCGAAAAATGAGAATTTACTCGAACGGTCTTCTTAACTACACCGTAGGACGTGCCGGAATTGCCGACAACCACGATGTTAACGTCGCGATTCAAAGGCGGTGCACACTTCCATTTTCGGCCAGAAGAAACAGTAATCTCTGGACATGGCTCACAAACAATACCATCAAGCGTATCGACTTCCATGTAGCAATAATCTTTTGTATGCTTATTACTTGTAATAAATGCACAGCCGGTATCGTCCTCAACATAGGAAATTGTTGGAGTAACGGTCACGGTGGAAGAGCCATAGTTTACCGTAGAAGTAAACTTTTGCGAAATAAGAGTACCGTCAAGATTCACCAAAGTAAACTCGTACGTCACTTCCTCTCCCGGAGCAGGAATCCTGTACAAATATTCACCAAGAGAATGGATCGTGTACATGTCTGGGGAACTGGTCCATTCGCTGATAGGCAGTCCAGTAGAATCAACCAGACGTCCTCTAAGCAAAATCGAGTCCTGCGTCAAAGCATTCGTGACCGTGCTCTTAAGGCCAATGTTACCGTAATCATTCACCATCTCAATAGAGGACATTGTGAGAACAGGTCGAGCAGTAAGAGAAATTGTGGTCTGCCTTGACGGACCATGCGCCTTCATCTTGGATGCGCCATAGCTATTACGGAACGCTCGAATCTCAAATATCAGATCGATATAAGGAGCACTATCACTGATTTCGTAACTCTTGTTGAACGGAATACTAATCTTTCCGCCAGAAGGAGTTCCGGTAAATGCTGGAGCCCAAGCATCGCCCCAGCCAGAACGAGCAGTCGAATCGTCGTCAACACTCATCCAAGCAGAATCCGTATAGCTCTGCTTTGCTCGAGTATATGTACGAACCTTATAACGAGCTTGAAACGCAGTCTCGGTTGAGCTAAATGTCAACCCACTAACCGAAACAGCACCGTATCCATCGCGACTAAACGACCGCTGATCAATCTGACCAGGTTGCGGAATATCATTTCCAGAAAGTTCGGCTTTAACAAAAGCAAACCTCTGGTTAATGCCATTAGTCCTTGTCCATGTTTCGATCTTTGTTTTAGCCGTTTTTCCACCGCCCTGACAATCCATAGTAAGATTGTTGCCGATTTGGGCACGAACTTCATACGTAGGAGTTGTCTGCCCATCGATGGATACGGTGCCATTCGGATAGATAAGCCAATTCTGATTGTTGTTATTGCTAATAGTGTACTGAATAATGTTGGTTCCAGCTTTGGTGCTACCCTTGTAAATATCCAAAGCTTTTCCGGACTTAACATTAATCAGCTTCACAAGTTTACTCTGAGAATTAACCTGCGCTCTAAATATCTGACTTTCAGACGTTTCATTAAGTGTTTCTACAATAAGACTCGCAGAATTCGCGGTCGAACCTCCGGCAATATCAGCACACATTTTTGGATCAGCCGCAAGAACGATGTTGTAGCATCCTGCTTCGGTTAAAACCTCGACCGGTACCATAATCCATCGTTGGAAGTTGCTCGACGATGACACATTGGCTATCTGAATGTTTGCGCCTCGTGTCGTAGAATTTCCGGCAACCGCCATCGCGAGATTGGAGTTTGTCGACGGCTTGAATATATATGTCGAATATGACGTTCCCTTGTATGTCCAAGTCTTTCCATCGGCCTGAACGTTCCATCGCTGGTCATTCGAGTTGTCGTCACTCCACTGACGCACGTTTGTTCCAGCAGTTACCTTACTATTTTGAATGTCCAGACATTTACCAGTAAGCGAGCAATAAATTTGCCAATAGACGCTGTCCGGTTTAGTAAACGCCCAAATTTGAGCGTCTGAACCAGTGTGGTCCCATGTCTGAACATTCGTTCCGCTCTTATCGCTAGCACCTTTCACGTCAACGGCCTTGGATGCGCCAACCGAAACAATGACGTAAGTGCCCTCAGTAGGCCCAGCCATACCATCTCCTAACCGTACATGCGACGAGCGTCGCGGATTTCACCAGCAAGATAACCCATAAGCTGTCCGCCATCCATCTGAACGTGTAGCCCAGAATTGATTAACGATTTAGCTAGCGACTCACCGAGCTTATTGTAATCAATACCTAAATTTGCGCTGGACAACAATGAATATAAACTTTTTTGAGTATTAACAGAATCTTTTAACAAATTGTCAATGTTTGATAAGTTATAAGTTACGGAAATATTGTCCGGAACTGACAAATTACTTAATGTCATAAAGGCACTAGAATTAGCCATCTTAGAGTCATCGATAACTGGAGTAATACTAAATTCATGCTCGGTAGTATTAGCTTTATCAAAAGCATGCATTGCTGTATCAACGAGAGCTTTCGAGTTCTTATCTATGTCCGAATTCTTTGATTGAGAACCATTAATAAAACCCTGAGCAAAGTTAACGCCACTTGCAAACATCACTCGAGACGGTGAATGCTCTTTGAGCTTTTTTCTAACAGCATTCCATGCACTTTGGGCTAGCGATGCAGCCGTACTCCAAATCGCACCAGCTTTACTAGTCATACCATTAATAAAGCCTTGTATTGCATTTGCTCCAGAACTGTATAAGGAACCGATGCCTCTTGATATACCAGCTTTAACCTTACTGATTAGATTCGCTCCAGCAGAAATAACACTGCCTGCTTTTGCTGCTATTCCAGATACAAATCTTGAAATCATCTGTCCTGCAGCGGACGCAACTTGTGGTATTCGCTGCACTATAGATTTTACAAAGTTGCCCATAAGTAAGAATGCCGAAGATATAACCTTACCAGCACCGCCGAGTAGTGCTCCAACTAATGACGCTATAATTGAAGAACCACTACCGGAAACAGAACCAGATTGAGCAAATATGCCAGATATAAATGTAGATATTAATGTTCCGGCCGTTTCAAATAGCATTCCCGCAGAATTGAGCAAGAACATGACTAATGATGTAATAAGGTGTTGCACAGCAGCGAGAAGAGCATCACTGTTGGTGTCAATTGCATTTGCCAAACCATTAATAAATGCAATTACCATTTCCATACCAAGATTTGCAATAACCGGTATATGCGTAGTCATTATTGCCATAAATTGCTCGAGCATTACTAATGCTGCCGCAGCTATTCGAGGCGTCATTGTGACTAAGAATATAAGTATTTGACTAAGAGCCTGCGCAATAAGATTAAATATGTCGGGAAGTAATGCACCGATTCCCTGAAGTATGTCTTTACCTAATTGCACAATGGTCTTTATGATAAGACCGCTAGTTTCAGATATCAAGGTAGCAATACCGACTAGGATTGCTTTGCCTATTTTGACAATGGAACTAACAATTTGTGCAATTCCATTACCAAGTTCAACGATCAGTGCAATTATTGCTTTCGCCAAACCAACGGCTAGCTTCGGAAGGAATAATATAGCATTCTCCAAGAATGATAGGAAAGCATTTGCCGCTTCACTTCTGGCGAAAGACTGTAATGAAGAGCTCATACCCTCAATAGCTAACCCAATAGATGTGCATAGTGGTCCGACAATTTGTGCAATACCAACGGCAGCATTAAGCTCAAGAAATGCAGTAGCCACTAGTGCTATTGCTCCAGCGACCATTAATAAATTTGGACCATTTATCAAATATGAAGCTGCTCCCAGCATAATTAAAGCACCGGCGAGAACAGCAGCCATCTTGCCTAAACTTTCCCACGATACTGCCATCATCACTATGCCAGCAGCAGCAAGAAAATTCATAGCGACTCCAAGCATCATCATAGCTCCGCCAAGAGCTAATAAAGATGGTGCAAGATTGCCATCAGATATAACTTGTGCTGCTTTAACCATAGCAACTAATGAAACCGCGAAAACCGCTAGACCCTTCGATAATCCTTCCCAAGAAAGTCCACTTATTGCAACAACTGCTTTAGCAAGTATTCCAATACCCTTTGATATGAGTAATATACCAATACCAGCTTTAACCATGTTTTCAGTTTTATCGGCCATTTTATCGACCGCGAGCACTAATCCGCCTAACAACACGGTTACACCTAGTAAACCTTTTATCAAATTTTCCCAAGAAAGTTTACTAAACGATTTAACTGGAATAACCAATAAATCAAGAGCAAATGCTAATAAAACTAATCCAGCAGCGCCCTTTGCTAAATCATTATCAAACTTGGAAAATGCATAAGCAACCGCGGTAAGCTCTCCTAATAATATACTTACGCCTACTAATCCTTGTACCATAGAGCCAAGCTCCATGCCACCAAGAATGGCAATAGCCGCAGATAATTCGAGTATAGCAGTACCCATTGCTCCTATTGCAGCTGCTCCAGCGGCAACCTTACCTTTATCTAAAGAGCTTAGAATTACGAGAATTCGTTCAATTTCTCTAAAAATCGTCATCATTGCTGCAATAGATTTTGCTAATGCACCAGAATCTATCATAGACAAAATAAACATGGCGCCAGCAACTTCAAGCATTGCGACACCGACAGCTTTAATAACTTCAGCTTTGAATTTATCGCCGAGTGATTCGACGAAATCCTCAAGAATTTGTTTAAAATCACTAATAATAGTAAGGACGCCCTTTAAATTACCAGTACCACTTTTAAGTTCTTTGAAAAGATCGATAAGTTTCTTTATGCCGTAACCTATTCCGCCGGCTTCAAATAACTTTACTGCATCTAAGTTACCATTACTATCAGAAATCATGTCTTTGAATGACTGTAAAAACTTCTTTATCTTTTCGGTTATGGTGTCAAGAAGGCTCATGTCCTTGCTTCCGCCAAGAGCATGTTTAATGCCATCACCCAATTTAACAAAAACGTCACGTAATTTTTCAAGCGGATTAACATTACCGATTGTTTTTAACAAATCGCCAAATCTTTCGCCCATTTTTTTAATGACGTCAGATAGCTTTGGCGCACCATCACCGCTGACAAACGTATCTATTATTTTAGACACGGTTTTAAGAGTATCGCCAACTCCGGTAAGAGTATCGCTAAGCGCCATATCGGTAGGAAGTATGTCTTTAAATATGGACCCTAAAGCATCCCAAGCGCCGATAACAACATCACCAATCAAATTTGCAACAGAGCTTAAAACGCTAAAAATACCTTCAAATAGTGTTTGCAAGCCTTTAATTACTTTACTATTTGGAACTAAAGAAGCTGTAAAATCTTCAAATCGAGCAGCAAGATCACTGATCCAACGTACAGCATCTCCTAAAAATGGCCCAAGCATTTTCGCAAGTGCTGCTGTCAATGGTGAAGCAATGCCTAGGAAAGTTTTTATCACATTTGTTATACTAGTTATGGAATCGGCAATGATTCCAAATATAGTAGTATCATTATTGTTTATCATCTTTATTATCGAATCAAACAGATCCGAAAAAGCAGAAAAATCAACTTTATCTTTAAGAGTGTTAATAAATTGATTAAGGCTATCTGCTAAAGTCTTAAAAAGACTTTCAAATTTAGATTCGTCCTTGTCATAAAACACATTCTCAATAGCATCAACAAAATCAATCCATTTTGAACTAACGTTGCCCAAAATCTGAGAAAATGTCCCAAAAGGAGCAATTATGTGTTGAAGAACCGAACCTAACGCGTCAAAAATGCCCACCATTAAATCTAATTTAATAAACGCTTTTGACTCTAAAGTATCGACTATCGCATTAAAGAACGTTATCAGCCCACTTTTATTAAGTCCAAGCGCATCATTTCCGAAATTCTCTTTGAACGCTTCTCCAAAGCGATCTAATACGCCAACAAAACCTGAAAAGTATTTAATAATGCTATCAAGAGTTCCAATATTGAAAAAGTCCGATAACTTAAAAGCTTTAAAAATATTACCCAATCCAGAAAATATGTCAGAAACAGATTCGACACCCGTTCGTAAAGAACTAGTAAAGGAATCAAAACTATCTCTAAGCTCTTTCAGCAATCCTTGTGGCTTACCCTTTTTCATTTTAGTCCAAGCATTATTAAATGCTATACTACTATCATAAAAAGCTTCGCTAAGACTAATAAGAGTCTGCCCAGTAATAGAAATATTACGTAACTGTTTGCCATCGCCAAAAAAGTTTTTATCTAACGATTTAGTGAATTGCTTAGCAATAGTTGCAAACACGTTGTAATCATTTTTTAATCCCTCAATGAGAAAATCTCTACCGCCCATTTCTTCCCGAATCATTTTACCATTCTTAATTAATTCGGGAACTATCTCTTTGGTCTCTTCATCTACAACAGCTTTAACTTCTTTACCATGTTTGTCAAATAGCTTACCATTTTCTGGTAATTTATCTACTAGTTTACCCTCGGAATCATAGTACGCCTTTATTACTTCGCCGTACTTATTAAGAGTATAACCAGATTTATGCCACGTCTCAAGCATAGAATTTCTGGAATCAGATACTTTGTCAATAAAACCACTTAAAACATTATTTATGCCAGTCCATAAAGCTTTAGCTTCATTAAGATCGCCAAATATATACTGCCATGTTTTAGTCCATCCGGAACCTAATGATTCTTTCAAAGTATCGATAAGCTGAGAAAATGTTTTAACGTCTTTTGCAGCGTTGGCTGCTTTCTTAGCTAACTCAATAATCGAATCAACTTTTTTCTCATCGCCATAGATACTCATTAATTTAGCACGATATGCTTTTTCTTCTTCAGCAGTCATTTCTCGGACGTCAGTAGAATATTGCTCGAGAGTTTGAACAAGAACTTCTTCTGTCATCCATTGTGATTGAAGAGAATCGTTAAAGTTTTTTGTAGCAGTAAATGCTTCAGACGTTTTACCATTTGCGTTTTTAGTCGTAGAAACGTATTCGTCACCCTTTTTTGTAAGGGTACCCATTGCAACAGCTGTATTAATTAACTGGTTCTTAAATTCTACCGTCGCCATGTTAGCATTCTCGATAGACTTCCAGTCAATTAATTTTACTGATCCAGCTGATAAAGCCTGAGCAAAGTTATACATTGCTCGAGATGCTTCATTAGTATTAGCACCAGAAACAGCTGCGACATTACTAATACCCTGGATTGCAGCAACAGCTCTATCAAGTTTTACACCAGCATTGGTAAATTTACCAATATTGGTAGTCATGTCAGAAAACGAATATATTGTTTTGTCAGCATACTCGTTTAGTTTATCCAAATATCCATTGACTGATGCAATAGACTCTCCAGTACTTGCCGTTATCGTCTGAACCGAGTTCATCTGTAATTCATACTCTGAAAAGCCGTCTTTAAGCGGCTTAGTAATAGCGGCAGTTGCTAATTGATGAACTGCTCCTTGAACACGATCTGTAATATTTTGAATAACTCGAGTAGCTACAACATCTAAAACATTAAAACTGTCTTGTACTTTATAAACACCTGTATAAAGACCATCCATGCCAATATTTTTAACATTGGCACCAATATTCTCTAATCCTTGAACAGCGCCTTTAAAATTTAAAGCGCCCTTTAATCTATCCAGTATAGACAGAGTGCTTTCAGCGTTTTGCACAAAGCCGGCGCTTTCAAACACCATTTTAACAACATTAGTATCAATAACACCGCTCATATACGCTGAACCTCCCTAACTAATTCATCGCGCATTTCATCAAATGCCTGACGAATTGCTGGATTGATATAATCTCGACCTTGGACATAACCGCCATTGCGAGTTCCATGTCCATACTGCAAAATTATAGCAATATTAACACCACGATTAACGTTGCTATTAGTAAATTGTATGGAATGTTCATCGCCATTCGAAACGATTTCGTACCCCCAAGAAGAAGCTGTTTGTCCACTATCTACAGGCGTAGCTATTCGCAATAGCTCAACTCCGCGTTCACCATACTTATTTAAAATACTAATTATTCGATTAGTATCTTTTAGCTTGTTTAGGTATGCTTCGGTGTTTTTAAAATCGCCTTTAGTAGTAATTCTAATCATACCAAAACTAACCTTTCGTATGAAGAGCTTTACGTCTAGCCTTGTTCAGAGCTCTATTTTGTGCTAATATTTCCTGTCTACTCATTTTCTTAGTATTGTTTTTAGCATTGCAAATTTGAATGAGCATGAGTAAACGGTTGATGTGCCACTTTTCACATTCGAATGGTATCTGATATGTTACCATCCAATAATAAATCAATTCGGAGGTAACAGTTTCTTTTTTACCAGTATTAGGCGCTGATGTGTACACTTTACTAGCACTCATCGGACTATTTATATAGTCAGATATAGCCCGCATGTTTTCTTCAGTCAAAGCATTGTAAACTTCTTTCGGAACAGAATTCAATGTCATACATCTTATGTAATCGAGCATCTCAGTTGGACTATGCGATTCCCGTCCCAAAAATGGTTTACACCACTTTGACTCCCATTTTGAAATGGAAAGGAGAGAATGCTCCAATTTTAGACAAGTATCAGAAGTTTGAGTAAACGTTAATGTGTCCTCATCAAATAATTCTCGTCCAGGAACGATAATTTGAAGCATTCTCTCCTCCCATAATTAATACTTACTTGGTCTCATTTAAAGACTGCTGCATTCGATCAAGAAGTGCCTGCTTAGGATCTGCCCCAAGACTATCGCGAACGTTTTGTGGAACAATTCCACTAATAAAACTTGCAGCCTCATCCTGATTTGTAACCAAATCCCAATAAATTTTCTCAAAGGCAGGCGACTGCTCAAACTCTTCTCGAATAGAGTCATTCTTAATGAAACGTTTTCCATCTGGAGTTTTTATGCCATAAGACATTAGTAGAATTTTCTTAATTGCCGCAATAAGTGCGCCAACATCGTTTGATTCTACTAATGTTGTAATAGTATTGGTCAACGTATTATTCGCACCAAAACTATACTCTAACTCCATGCATTCGACTTTAGTAAGGTTGAAATAGAAATCATCAGTAACTGTATCACCATTATAGTCTTCATAGGTAATAGTTTTCTTAAGCATTTTCTATTGTTCCTTTCAAGAGTCCAACATATCTATAAAAATATTATTACGTAAGCGCCGTAATAATTTCCGCAGGCAGAGGAAGCTTGGCGGAAACCGGGGTCTGCCCAGCTGCTCCATACAGAATAGTCTCAAGAGCAGCCAGCTTAGAAGTATCAGTCTTAGTACTATCAACAGTAATAATAGACGTAGGCTTAAATCCGGTTACATCGACCGGCGTAGTCGTAATACTATAACTAAAGCTAATCGCCTCAGGAGAATCATTAACAGTAGAATAACTACGCTCAGAAGGCGAAGCAAGACAACCGTACACAATATGCAGCTTATAGCCAAACTCCTGCTGCTTCTGATCATTACCGACAAGCGTACGATAAGAAAGACCGAACATCTTACGAGCCTGCTGGCCAATGCGAGCGCCAGTGACAATCTCGCGAGAGCCATCGCACTCCTCAAACTCATCAGGATAAGTATAGCACTCAATAGATAAAGATGCCTCCTCGGCACTCATCAGGTTGAGATACTTAAGGTTGTCAGCCCATAACGGAGTAGGCTCGCCACCGGATGCAGACTGGCTAATAGAAGTAACGCCATTCCATGCAACACCAGCAGAATAAGGATCAGTGGGATCAGTAATCGCATCGCGAATTGGATACAGGACAACGCGGTCTACACCAGTCTCATAAAGACGCTCACCGGCTTTGTCCCACTCAATCGCAAAGGTAGGATTGGGCATGTTAACTCCTTAATAATATAAAGTAAACGTATCGTGATTTAAAGTATCAGCTGTATAAAATCTATCATAGGAACAGTAAGGAAGCTTTAATAATTCTTCAACAAGCTCACTTTCTGGCGATCTTCCTATGAGCATAAGCGAATATCGTACTCTGGTATTGTACTTAGCATTATTCGCATACCTAGACTCTATATTACTTCGGTTGTATATGATACAAGGATAGGACAGTTTAGTATTAGAAGGTGGTTGAAAATATACATTACGGGATCCTAGGATGTTCTCCAGTATTGTCTGAAGTTCCAACCGTCGGTCCATTATACACACCTCCAATACTCAATATTAATCGAGGTAATTCGACATCAACGTTTGTTATCTCCCAGTATCCACCAAGCCACTTTAAATATCGAATACTGTTCAAATGATCGTTAAAGTAGGGATCGGCTACTATAGAAATAGTATTTGAAATATTGAGATTGGGATTTACATTATTCCCACTATCCCAACGCTTAGTATTGCGTTGGATCTCTCCTCGATAATTACGTTCGATTGGAACTTCAACCCAAATACCAGATCCTTCCGGATCCTCGACAGTTTCAACGAATCCTATCGGACCATAAAATACTCCCATGTAGCCGACCCCTCCTTCCATTTTGATTTATCTAAGACTTAACCCTCATTACCACCAGTCGTAGCAGGATGCTCAACCTCGAGAGCAATAGCACTATACGGCTTAGTGAGCGCGCCCGAGATACGAGTCTCAATCAGATACTTCATCTGGTTGTAGTCGATATCGAAGTCGTCAAAGAGCGAAACCGCGCCACCCTTATCGGCACCAACCGTATAATCAATCGGGTTGAAGATAAGAGCCTTAAGATCCATCGTAGCAGCAGTAATACCAGCAGTAGCATCAGCGGCACGATTACGAGTAACATTCTCGAGAATCGGGCACTCGACAATCTTGGAAACGCGAAGAGCAGCCTTAAGCTCGTCCTCGTCCTTATAGAGACGACGGCCAATGGTGTCCTTCGCAAGCATCATATCAGAGATAACCTCGTTAGAAGCAAAGAGCCACGGAGTACCGGAACCCTTGTAATCCTTACGAGCGCGGACTGCGGCATCAGCAATCTTACTAGCCTTCTGATCCTCAGTATCATTGGCGCCATACGTGATCTCGTAATGGATAGTGTAGACATCAGTATCCTGATAAATAGGACGAATCTTATCTTCCTTAATCTTATCAGCATGCGTGCTACCACGGCCATCACTAACAAGAATAGCGCGGCAAATCTCCTCATTAAGCATGACGCGCATTTCCTGCTTCATCCACGCAATGACATCAATATCAGTAATATCGATAACGTCATCGCGATCAAGCTTTTGCTTCTTATACACCGTCTGCGGGGAAGTCTCACGGGAAAGAAGAACAATGACCTCCTCGGCCTTCAGATTACCCTTAACATAACCCCTTGCACGAGCCTCAGGAGCGGTAATGTTAGCAGCAGTAGACTTAATACGCGCGAAAGGAGTGCGTTTAATAGCATTCCAAAGCTGATCAACCCAGCCCATATCACGAGAAATCATCTCAGGAGTCGGGGTAACAAGCTTGGCCTCCGGGAACAGAACATCAAGATTGGTGATACCATGTGCGAGGAAGACATCGCGAAGAGAGTTCGCATTATAGGCATCCGCCATAATAGCATCGAACTCATCGTGAGTAAGAACATCCTCGTCGTCATAGTACGCATCGTCGAAAACGTTGTGCTTCATGTCAAAACCTCCATCATAGATTGCGCTATGCTCGGCCACATTATCCTCGTTAGCCTGGCCAATCAGAAAATATACTAAATTCTTTTGCTCTTCGTTGAGAGTATTCCAGACATCCTCGACAGTAGGATCGTCATCAGCATGCTGAATATCATAATCATAATACTCATCGTAATCATAATACGAATGCTGGACGTCATCGCCCTCGTCTTCATCCTCGTCGAAGTCATCCTCATCGTAGTCGTCTTCGTCAAGGTCGTCATCGTCGTAATACTCGTCATCGTCGTCATCGGCATGCTCAAGAGCTTCGCTTACTGCATCCTCAATAAGGTCGCCGATTGTCTCAAGCTGCTCTGGCGTAAGATCGTCCAGAACATCTTCATCATCGAGATCGTCTACTGCACCATCAATTGCTGCATCAATAATTCGATTGATCGCATCGATCTGCTCATCAGAAAGCTGATCTAGAATATCGTCTCCCACTTCGTCCTCCTCATCTGCATGGCTAATATAGTCGATAGTATCTGGTCCAGAATAAATGACTGCTTCATCGTCAACATCTGTGTATGTACCATCAGCATGCGCAAAACTAATGTTTTCAATATATGCGCCAGGGTTTGCGCCAGCAAGAACGAGGCTTACCTCACGAATGATTCCATGAACGACATCCGTACCGTATTGCTTAAGACGATTCGCGTAGATGGACATGGCAGAAATATCACCATGTTTAACCATCTCTTTTGCATGCTGACCAGACGGCGTATTATTAAACGTCGCATAAGCATACACGCCATCATCACGATTCTCAAGAAGCGCATGACCCAAAACATTTTTAGGATCAGAATGAACATGTTGCCAAACAAGAGGCACAATTTGTCCATCACTCTCCTTGAAGGCATCGTGACGGATTACGCGACCGTCTGCACAAAGCAGATCGTTCTTAGTGGCATAGCCACAAAAATCGTAATCCATATAAGATCCTCCAAAAATATTTACTTTTTATAAAGTTTCCCTATCTTCTTTTGTTACTTTTACCTATTCCAAGTTTTGCACGTTTCTTTAAATAACGTTTGTGCCTAGCTGTCGGATCATACTCGGCATGTTTTAGTGATTCTTTTTCCATTTCGTCGGATTGAGATAAATATTCCTCAGCTTCTTCGGGTAATGCCATTGATTCGGTATCTAATTTCGGCTGAGTAGTTTCAGCATTAGCATTTGGATCAACTTGATTAATCGGCAGATTCTTATTAATAAGCTGGTCCGATCTTTCAGAATCGTTAGGTCTATAGCCAAGAATAGATCTAAACTCATTAGCAGATAGAATTTCGTTACGACTCAAAGAATTAGCCATTTCGCCAACTTCCGTCGGGGTAACCATATCGAAAGCGTCAATGAAATAACCTATTTTTTGACCTTGAGTCCTAGCGGTTGGAGTAAGAAATTTTCTTGTAAACTCCAACTCTATCAAATCTAATATTGGCTTTAAAACTTTTTTATTATAAATTAACTGCTGCTCTTGATTAGCAGTACCCTTAAAAACATCTGCGCTAATACCTATCTGATTATACAATTGATCAGTTAGTGTTTGAATCTGTGCTGGCAAATCATTCTCAAGAGATCGGCCCAAGGGTGTAATTTGCTCAGCTTGATCAATATACGCGATACCGTATTTAGAATTAACTAATTGATCTTCAATAGTTTTTCTACGTTCTTCAGCTTGTGCTACACGAGTTGGAGACTTCAAAGAATATGGCAATTTAATAAACATGTTAAGTTTTGTAGAAGCTTTTTGACCATCGATCTGATCGAGCAAATTCATCTTATAAACAAGCCTTTTTAGCGTAGAATTCGGCTCATTCATTATCGAATAGAATGGGTTCTCAAGAATAGCAACTTTTTCTTTTGGTAGAGTTATCTGCTCTTGAGACCCGCTACGTTCGTTGTATACTTCCATTTTGACGGAACTTGGCTCCCAATTAATAATGCGGCCGGTTCTAATGGAAAGTACGTCGAATGAATTATTTCGATCTAAATTTCTATCGGTGTCAACTGGTACTGCCGCAACAGCGCCTTCATCAAGCATCGATAAAACTAAATCTAACCAGAAATCTCTAGATGTCTGGTCGAGATTAGCTGATAACGTCATGCATTCGTTTAGTCCGGATTTAATAGTTTCGAGGTAACGTCCATTACTATCCGTTCTAATATGTTGGATCTGAACAGACGCAACGTCATTAGCGATTCTATTAAAAATAGTATTAAGAATAGACCGATCGTTATTGAACCGAAGTCTATGACGATCATTTCTATAGAAACTAGATGAGCCAAAATTCCCATAACTAATATTAGTATAATGCTCAGTAGTCTCTTCTTGTCTTTTTGGCTCAGATTGAAATGCATTCCAAGCACTAGCAAAACGATCTTTTAATGACATTAGTCACCTCCCAACTATTTACTCGGATCTAAAATCTATTCGAACATGTCACGATGTATCTTATAGGCCACATAAGCATCCATCATAGCCGCAACGCTATCGATCTTTTTGTCATTACGCTTTTTAAGAAGTTTTCTATTACCATTAGTATCTTCTAATGTAATACAGTTTCCCATGCAGAACGACATTAATTCTTGATCGAATAATAGCAATCGCTCTTCGGCTAAATGTTTTAGATCACCAAGAGGAACCGATTCAGTTCTAGCTCCTTGAATTACTTTTTCGATTCCATAAGGACCGTTTTCAGTTTCCCATCGAGCAACAAAATCTTTAGCATTATACGGATCAAACCCAAAACACACGACATCATAATCAGAATTTATTATGTATTCATCAAGATCTTGATACACTTCCATCATATCAAGAACTGCTCCGCCTAATACTACTAAGCTGCATTCTTTTATGAATTCTTCATACTTTTGCCGCATTGCCAAAGGTAATTTCTTAACAGCAACTTCGGTAACATAGCATCTAGTTTTTACGCCAAATGCACCATCTCGCAAAGGAAACAAGAATGTAAAAGCACAAAAATCGTCACCTTGCGACAGGTCTGCACCAAGCGCACATGGCATAGACCAAAAGTCGTGTTGTCTATGGGGAAGCGTTTCTTCATACGTAAAGAAGTACGTATAGCCTTCCATTGGAATACCAAAACGCTTAGCAAGAATATCGTTACGCGTCGACGGATTCTTTTCTGCACGTTCTACATCCAGCTGATAAACTTCATAGCTTACAGTCTTTCCAATATTGGGCTGAGCTTTCATCCACATTGCCGGATCGGCAACTTCTTTAACATCATCTAATTTGTAATACCAGATTGATACATGTGGATTAATATACTCGCCCTTAAGAATGGACATCAATTCCATTTTGATTGTATCACCGGCGCTATTTCGAACAGTACCTTCTGAAGAAGTTGCGATTATAAGATAGTCGTCATTCTTCGATGCACCTTGTTCAATTGCACCAATGACATCTTCTCGGATGTCTCCAGAAAGCCACTCATCAATTGTTGCAACTCGGCAACGAGAACCCTGAAGTTTATCAATAGACATAGGTCGTGATTCTATGATAGAATTTGTTAAGAAATTTTCTATACCCTTTTTTGTAGAAGCAAGTTTTGGTCTATTAATTCGAGATCCTGTTGTATTGTTAATAGATCCTTCTGTAAGAAACTTAAAAAGAGGACCTCTAGCTCTAGCTAATGCAGTTCTAATGGGCGATAGCGTTTCTTCTGCTTGTCGAATAGTAGGAGCTGTAACTATTTGATCCGTAGTAGTTGAATCAACTGCTGCAAAATATGCTTGAATAGATGCCGCATACATCGACTTGGCAGCACCTCTAGCTACTATTAAAAATTGCTTATTGGTAAGCCGTTTCTTAATAGATTTACGCACATAATGACCACCGTGTCCATCAGCATACGGCTCCCAAACAGATCCTTCGACAAAATAATACCATCCGAATACCTGTTCGCCCCATAGCTTAAAAGTATCAAGAAGATTTAAATCAGCGCCATCCGTTAAAGTTAATTCGTTATTACAAAAACGAACCCAACCTTCAACAGCTTGATCATCATAAAAAACTCCGGGATTTGCTATAAGATCATCTATACGATTCATCTCCATAGAAATCTCTTCGTTTACAGGAATCTCTCCTCGAATAACAGCATCTCGAAATAGGCCGTAATACTTCGGCACGGCCGTATTAGATAGGCTCATATACAGCCGCACCTCTTTCTCAAACTTTAGTTATTATTTGTATTCGGAACAAGTGTTCCGTCTTCAACATGCCAACCCTTAATGTTAACAGGATATCCCTTTTCAGCAAGACGTTTATTCGACCTAGCAGTCATAGCATTGGTAACATAAGCAGCCGTAGCAGCAGTAACTACAGCACTTATAGCTTGACCGGCATATCGATCCACATAGTCAAGAACTTTTTTCTTAGCAGGTCTAATGGTCTGTGCAGTAAGATCTTTAAGTTGCTTCTCTCGTTGAAGGCGAAGAATTTGATCTGTTAATTCTTTATCACTAAGCTGAGAAGCATTCTTGGCATTCCACTTACGCTGTCGTTTAATGTCTCGACGAACTTGTCTATCCGAAATTTGTTGACGTCGCTTTCCAGCATCGGTTAATGTTCCATCGGGATTCTGAAACCGACGAACTCCCCAATGCATTCCTTTAATACCATGATGGTATAGTTCATTCATCGGCATCACTTCCATTTTGAATTAACCGTTACCATACATACGACGATTATTGGCGCGACGCTTGGCGGTTCTTGTCTGCTCTTGTATCTTGCTCTTACCAGCGGTACTATAATAGCCAGCCTTAGCAGTACTTCTTGCCATTCTGCCGGCATTACTCAACTTGGACCTAGCAGAAGAGGCGGCTTCTCCAGCACGTCGTTTAGCGCCTGTAATTCTAGTATTACTATCTATAGCATACTGAGCATGTGCTTTAGCTACTCTAGCTCGATTAGCAAGTTTACTATTGGATGCTTTAGTAACGAGTTTGCTATTGGCTGCGCGAGTTCGCGCATTAGACGCAACAGAAGAAACTCTGTCTCGTAAATAACTGGCACCACTGACAGCTCTACTTCTAGTAGCAGATGCAGCAGAAGAAACACGATCTCTGGCATTAGATGCAGCATTTCTAGCATTGGCTGGAGCATTTCGAATAGCGTTAGTTGCTGCTGCTCGAGCATTAGATGCGGCACTTCTAGCATTAGCGGGAGCATTTCGAACAGCATTTCTAACATTCGTACGAGCTCTAGAAATACGAGCATCTGCTGTAGAATTCAAATCTCGAGCAGCTCTGGATAAGGAGCTAGTTGTCCCATTTCGTCTATTTCTAGCAGCAGCTCTGTTATCCACCTCTTGCTGACCTCTATCAACAAGAGTGTTAAAAGTTTTTGACGCTTTAGATCGAACATTCGAAAGCGCTTCTCCAGCACGTCGTTTAGCGCCTGTAATTTTAGTATTACTATCTATAGCATACTGAGCACGTGCTTTAGCTACGCTAGCTCGATTAGACAGTTTATTTCGCAGATTAGATGGAGCAGAAGAAACACGATCTCTAGCATTGGCTAGCCGATCTCTAGCATTCGAAAGTGCTTCTCCAGCACGTCGTTTAGCACCTGTAATTTTAGTATTACTATCTATAGCATACTGAGCACGTGCTTTAGCTGTTCTACCTAGGTTAGCGACTTTACTATTGGATGCTTTATCTCGTAAGGTAGATGCAGCAGAAGAAGCTCTGTCTCTAGCATTAGACGCAGCAGAAGAAACTCGGTCTCTAGCATTGGATGCAGCAGAAGAAACACGAGTTCTAGCATTCGAAAGTGCTTCTCCAGCACGTCGTTTAGCGCCTGTAATTTTAGTATTACTATCTATAGCATACTGAGCACGTGCTTTAGCTGTTCTACCTAGGTTAGCGACTTTACTATTGGATGCTTTATCTCGTAAGGTAGATGCAGTTTTTCTAACAGCTAATCCAGCTTTTGTATCAGCCACACGGTCGATGGCATCTCTACCAACCTCGCGAGCATATCGAGCATTAAATTTAACATTATTAGCAAGCTGTCCACCACTAGCGCGATTCGCAAGATATGCCGCGCCGCCAACAGCTGCAGCAGCACCAGCAACTTTTGCAGCGGTTGCAAGACGCTTCTTAGTCTTAGAAGACATGCCGCCGCCAGAACTCTGCGCTCTACGCTGAGCTTTGCCTGCACTAGTTAGAGTACCATCGTAATTGCGAAAACGCCGAACACCCCACTTCATGCCTTTAATTCCGTGATGCATGAGATAATTATCTTCATAACCCATTGCATTACTCCAATCTTAATTACTATCCACTTACAATGCCTCCACCGTTGTCGGTGTAAATGTTCATTCGAAACTCTAGTTCAGAAATACGATCTTTTATAGCTTCAATTAATGGTGACGATGCTGGAGGATCAAAAATAAGTTTAGTTTTTAGAAATAGATAATCCAGAATAATTTGTTTCGGAACAGCCGTTTCGAATGATTCCCATGTTGTGTCAGTAGTAATGTAAAAAGGAGTCGATGGACCTATCCCAAGTTCAAACAATGTAAAAAATGCAGAATTGACATGGGTTGCAATATCTATGTCGAACTCAGTAACCGATGGCTCTATACTTAGCATTCGTTTTACTTCTTCAAGAATTACATCAGTATCTTCAACCATCGTTATTACCTCCTAAGTCGACACATCCTTCATAAATCCATCCTTCCGGATTTCGAACTTTATAAAATTTACGATCTGTCCAGTCATAACAAAAATGATCAACATCAATCTCAATAAAATCGCCTGTTTTGACAGCATCTAACTTTTGATCGGGACCATCACGAATTCCAACAATTTCTTCATCATGCAAAGGAATCCATGGGGTTCGTCTGATAGATGCTTTTTTACAATTCGCGATTCGAACTCGAACCCAAGACACGGTTATCCTTTCTTACTTCGTTAAAAATACTATTGATTATATGAGAACGTAGACGATTTAGGAAAGGAAATTATAATGGATAAAACCGACGTAATACTATACTCAGTATTGGCTACTGGAGTAATTCTATCTGTAGGATTATGCGGTGGAGTAGTATACAAAATGTTTAAGTTAGGTGTTTTGTTCTTGTAAGAATCGGAATCTTAAAAATTCGTCTACGTTCTTTTGCTGTATTTACTATCTATTATTTTTTTTGCCTTACCACAATTTTGTATCGCCCGGTGTTCTTGGTTTGTAATCTTGTAGAAGTAAAGACTCATCGCCATAATGAATAGCTCTATGAGTTTGCTCATCTGTACATACAAGATTATCCAAATCGAACAATAATGGATCTTCGTCCTCGAACATCTCTAATGAAACTGGGTTGATATGATGAATGTGAACTCGTCCGAACAGTGGATAATCTGAATGCGCAAGATTACATGCACCATCTCGGATTATGACTTCCGAACGTATGGATCGCCAACGTCTACTTGTGTAAAAAGCTTGATTAACGTATCTGTTAAAACCAAACGTATCTTCGCCAACATGCCCAAATAGTCTAAGATAATGAAATCGTTCTTCTAATGTTGGAAATTGTAACATCTCATGATACGACTTAATTTTATTCATCAGAACTTCCGTTATATGATCTGAATGCCGCAAGTGCTTCAGCATATGCTTCGCTACTTTGCTTATTGGCATCAATAATCTCTTTCTTAGAAGCAAGAAGCTGCACTTCTGCTTCAAGCTTCTCTTTTTCAAGCTGAGATTTGGCTGCGCCCATCTTTAAAAAATGTACAATCTCTTGAGCAGAGGCTGTACCATTGTCTATACGCTCTTCGACAAGTGCATAAGCTTTTTCTATAAGCTGATTCTCTCGATTTTCAAGTGATCGAGCTGGTGGAGAAGTTCTTTTAGAAGTTCCAATTGGCTTTTCTCGTTTTGTCGCCATGTTTTCTCCAATTTAAATATACTTTTTGTAAGTTTTCCCATACTTCTTCGTGGAACTCTCTAAGTTTTAAGAGACTTTTATCGGCTAAGACTCTTGAAAGGAGACCTCGATGAGCAGAATATCGAGAAAAATGCAGTAGGCACATAAGTCGGAGAGGATAAAACAAAGAGAGCTCCGCGAAAAAGTATGGAAAGAAGTCCTTAAATACTACCCCCGGGGAATTTTTAGAG